CGGCACGAGAAACGAATTCTCCATCTGCTAGTTGTGCTAACATAGTATCTTCATCTTTATCTCCGTTACCAGAACCATCTTCTACATATCCCATAGCTCGAACATAATTAGTTGCATCATTTTCATCGTGATCTGATTTGCTTGGTAAATAATTTACACCACCTTCTCTGTATCTAGGAATAGCATCAACTATACCACCTTGTGCTAGTTGATATCTTGGTGTTTGAAAATCATATAAGGCTTGTTGTTGTCCTGCTGGCTCATCTGCATAGACTGCTCTCTCTCCAATGCCTTGTAAGCTATCTCTTGCTCTACCATAAGCTTCAGCATAAGCTTCTTCACTATAAGGTGATGCCATCTCCATTTGTTCAGCCATACTTGGTGGAGGACTAGCTGCTAAAGAACTTCCTAATTGTCCTGCTGTTGTTCCAATACCTATTGATTGTAAGGTTGATAGAGGTGCTCTAGCTGCACTTTGTGCCGCTATATTTGCTGCTGCTTGTTGTGCAGCTTTTGTAGAACCTGCCATAAAACTTGCTGTTGCGCCTGTGCCTGTTACTCCGGCACCAGTAGCTGCTGAACCTGCACCACCAGCTGCTGCGCCACCACCTGCACCACCAGCTGCTGCGCCACCTATGCCCTGCATAGCATAACCACCAATACCACCTAACAGTGCTCCCAAACCAAATGATTTAAAAATATTTCTTCCTGATTCGCCTCTAGCCATCGCTGAAATTGCACCTATTCCACCTCCAATTAAAATAGGCAACATTAATCCTTGTAACATATAAACTCCTAGTCTTTTAAGGTCTATTCTACTCTGTATCAGATAGTTTTTCAACCTCCTGCTTGGTCATCTCGTCATATAACCGACCAGTATACTGAAACTCACCTACATGAGTTATATAATCAAGTATGTAACAATATAATTTGCCACCTATATTTTTCCATAAACGGCAGAAAGCAAAGTCTTCTCCGTAATATCTTTTATTTTCTGGATCATAATACGTGTCAAAAAAAGCATAAAAATGTGGTCTGTCTTTGAACTCACCATCTATTACAGTTTTTTGTACAATATCCATATTTGGATAAGCTTTTATTAATTTATCAAAAACTTGTCTTTGTATTAACATGCAACCGGTAGGTGCGTGTGTAACTTCAATAACACCTTCATTACATTTAACGTTATGCTCTTCATCTTCTAAAAGTATTGGATACTGATTTATATGAAATTGACAATGTTTGGGTTCTTTAATAAGTCCACCCTTAATTTTAGTAATTAAATTTTCCCACTTAGCTGTTTTAATAGGATAGGGTTGTGAAATTATTTCTTTTTCTTTACTCATCATTTTAAATATACTCTCAACATCAAAAGCAATATCCGAATCTACAAATAATAAGTGTGTATAATCCGTTTGTAAAAAAGCGCTAACACATAAATTTCGTCCCTGTGTAACTAAAGAAGATTTCATTAATTGAAATGTTACAAGTATATCTCTTTTCATACATTCTTTTTGTAGCTCAAGCATTGTTTGTGTAAAATGTATAGATACTTCACTGTGAACAGGTGTAGCTACAAAAAGTTTGATTTTATATTTATCTGTACTTTTAGTTTTATTTATCCAAATCGGTTTATTGTTTTGCATCTAAAACACCTGTAAGAAAATTAGTCCATTCGTGTGCCTTTTTTTCCCAACAATAAAATCTTTTTACAAAATCTTGCTGTAAAGACAAATGTTTTCTAATCATAGGTTCGTGAAGCGTGTCCCGTGCTACTTTAATAGCTTCTGCAAATTGGAATGCAAGATTATTAAAATTTGTTTCATAGTTAATATATATAGGAAACTCTGACCCTGTTTCGTAAATAGCACCATAATTAGTCACGACACAGTATAAGCCAGCTGCCATAGACTCTAACAAAGAAATGCATGATGTTTCTTCCCATATACTTGGATACACATACAGATGATAATTTGGTAATTTACTTAATATAAAATCATTTGTTCTATACCCGATATAATTTACGTTTGATAGTTCTCTGGCTTGATCATACAATTCTTTATAATTGTGATCATTATCTTTTTTAAATTCATCTCCGTATATTTCACAACTGCTATATACATCAAGCTCAATATTTTCACCCTCAAGATATTGCATAGCACCCAATAACACATTTAAACCTCTCCAAGGCGTATTATGATGTACAATTCTTAAACGATCTCCTTCGTTGAAATTATTTACCTTAGGAAAACTTGTTACACCATTTTTAATTACATGACATCTGTCAGTTGGTAGATTAAAACTTTTTCTAAACTGTTCATAATTCCAATGTGAATTAAATACATACCAATCGTATTTTGTGTGATTTTCTTTATTTTTAAACCAAGGCTCAATATTAGGTTGGTTTGGGGCATTTTTTTGCCATAAGATATTTACTTTATCTTTAGATAAAGGTGTTTTTTCAGGAACAGATAAACAGATTTGAACACCTTCTAACAACTCTTTTTTAACATTTTTATGTAAAAAATTGTTTTGAAGTTCAGTTCCTCCCAACGGGTTCAATCTGTTCCTCCTTCAATATCCAACTGTGGAACGATAATTGTAACGTCCCTTTGAATGTCCTCCTCAGTTGTAGCAGACAATTTGTCCTCGACATCGAATTTAGCTTCTTTTTCTGATGCATATACTTTACCAGTTCTTTTGTTTGTGATCTTAGTTTTAGATTCACAATGTATTATTTTTGTCATAATTAAAAAATTAGATAAAGCACTAAATTTACTATTATATATGTTGTCATATATCTAAATCTACATAATTAAAAAATTAAATCAACCATTTTCTTGAGAGCGATCAATTAAAGCGTAGGATATTATACCTTGTATTTCATTAGCTGTGCCTGCTGTCATCTTTATTATATCACCTTCCTCTAATACTAACGTTTGAGATATAATTTGTCGTGTTGTATTTGAGGCAATGGCCGCATTGTCAATTCTAAATGTTCCTGATGCACTTGTGTCTGTAACTTGTGTTACTAAATTTACTGCCGCACTTGATGACCCATTATGAACTTGTATTTGTTTTACTAAACAACGTCCACTTGTCGGTGATGTTAAAACACTCACAGTGTCAGTTGTTGTTAGCGAAAACCCTTGATTTTTATATCGTATTGTCATTAGCTCATAAAAAAGTTAAATGCATCTTGTTCTTTTTTCAATTCATTTTGATATGAAAAATTTAGTTGATTGACTAAAGTTTCAATACTGTAAGAAATTTGTCTTTGATTTTGCATAACATATTCTTCACTAAGTTGTGGTATAAGTATATTTATTTTAGCCAATTTTCCTCGCTTTTTTTAAAGATTCTTTTGCTTTTTTAGCAATACTAACAACCTGATTTTTTCCCATTACTTTAGCACGTTGTTCCATAACTGTCAGTATTTGTATTTTTCTTGCATAAGGTTTATTTATTTTTTTTACCTTTGCCACAGTTTTTCTTGCATCAGTCGGCGTAGCAAATTTAATACTTACTGTATCTTTTGGGTTTTCATCAGTATATAATCGTCTACCAGACTGTTTAGGTTTTTTACCTGTTCCAACTTTAGGGTCTTTTTTTTTCATTACTTTGTCTTCTTTTTATATCTAAGTCTTTGGTCTTTTTCAATACCTTCCAAAATTTTCGCTTGTTGTGCGTGTAATTTTGTAGCTTTTTTTAAACCTTTTATAACTTTTTTAAGTCTTGCTGTATAATGCATTTTTACCTCCTTCCATCTGGTTGGACATCAGCACGGAAAGAACCAAAACGCCAACTTTCATTTATATTTTCATTTTCTATTTTTAAAGCTGCAAAACGTCCTCGTGCTCTTGTGTCAATTTTGTTTGTAGATGACGTTATTGTAAAAGGTCCTAAACTTGATGATGTCTCTGTCTCTGCTGGAAAGTCTTTTAATAACAATGATATTTTTGCATTACCATCTATCTTAGCAAAGTCTGGTATAAAACGTCTTATCTTGATAAAAAACTCACCCTGTGTTCCCTCAAAATCCAAACTAAAATCTCCTGACTCAATAAAAGCAGGAATAGCTGTTCTACTACCAGCACTATCTACTTGATCAGTGCCGATTTCGTGTTCATAAAAAGTGGTTGCACCAGCAGTATTCGTAATACCATTTATAGAAAAATTAGGTACAGCTGTTGAATTAAATTCAGTTGCATAAGGATTATCAAAAGTAATTTTATCAACGTAAGTTGTTCTTGCAAGTGAACTAGTTGTCCAAACACCCTCTCTATAATTTAGAGTCACACATCTATCAATTACATCAGATCCAAATTTTGGATAGAACCAGTTTATCTCTGTAAATAAAGAATTGTACCCTGCAAAAATAATTTCATTTTGTTGAAAATTAAAACCTAAATCCTCACTAGATTGTGTGGTAAATACAAAATCTTCAACAGAACATGGTATTTTTTTAACTCCACCTCCGTCATACACAAAGAAACCTCCAGTTCGTCCCATCCAGTATACTACACCATCTACATGCACTATTGAATGTTGTGACATAGCTCCACAGTTTGTACCTACCTGTCTAATAGAAAATGTAAAAGGTGGACCTACAAATTGCATAATATAAGCTGAGGTATCCGTAACAATAAAAGTAACATCTTTAGCTCGTACGGCTCCTACAATTTTTGATCCAGAGTCTAACTGAAAAGTCCCTGCTGTGTTTGTAGAGGTTGCAGCATATGTCGTTCTATCCTCTTGATCAGAAAAACGTATAAACATTTTGTCTTGTGAGGCAGCTGTGCCTATTAAAGTTTCAGTTCCTAAATGAATTAAATGCCTGTCTGTATCTGATACAATAGTTTGTACCGAGGCTGTCGGATTTGAAGTTACAAAAGTTGCTCTTGTAGTCAAAGCGTTTGAAGCTGAAGGATTCCATTCAAATGTTCTTCCGTTACGGACTGTAGCTATTAGAATTTGACCATAATTATCTAATGACCAATTTCCCGGTTCAAGCACAGTGTCATCCGTGCTACTTGCCTCACCCCAATTTTGGCTGCCACTCCAAGTACCTGTACCCCAACCAAAACCCTGTGTCTGTATTAAAGGACCTATTTCTTCATAAGGTGTAACTGTTGCTGATCCAGCTGCGGTGATACCAGCTCCAGATTCATTTGCAGACATAGTAATCGTAAAAGTATTTGCAGTTGGAACAGAGATAACTTCAAAAGGATTGGTTGTAAAATCAGCGGCTGTAAACCCGGTTCCTGATCCCGGTAAAGTTACACTTGAAAAAACAACATACTCTCCAACTTTTACCTCATGTCCAGTCTTGTTTATTGTGACTGTAGCCGAGCTATTTGTTGTAGTAATAGTGCAGGATGTTAAAGGTGTTCCGAGCGGTGAAATATCATAAAATGCTCCTTCATAATATAAAAACAAACCTTTAGTGGTTCCTATTGCAATATATTTGTTGCCATCTAAAGCAACCCAATTATGTATACCTCTTGCAACACCTGGTAACGTGTTTACTATTGGTTGTGTCCATCCACCAATTTTTTCTGGCTCCCCATATCTAAAACGCACAAAGTCACCATCTGTCCACTGGTATTCAGCAGTGGTCCTTGTCATTTGTTTATTAAAACCAGGTTTAAAGGGTATCTTAATTAAAGGCATTTTATCCCGCAGTCATAGGACTAGTTCCGTCCCCTAGAAATGGATGTTCAGCAAAGGCTAGAAAAGCATAATCGTATGATGATGAATTTAAATCTGTTGAAGCTTGACCCCTAATCTTAAATCCATTACTTAGAAAATCCATTAAATAATAAGTATTATCTGTGTGATCAGTATTTGTAGCATTTGCTCTAAAACTTTTGTTAACTGGATTAAAAGTATTTCTTGCTCCATCAAAAAGTCGCCATTGTGAAGCATCACCGACGTTTTTAATAAGAACCCAAGCTGGCTTAAATCCTAAAAAAACAAACGGACCATCTCCAGTAGAACTTGAGTTTCCACGATATTTTCCAATTTTACTGAAGCCATCTACTCCATGCCAACAATACGCAACATATGTTTGAGTATTTTGATTTGTATTACCACTACCTACAGAAAACCAAGTTGCATCCGGAGAGGTGTCTTGCCAAGGTAGTGTTGAGGATTGAAATGTCCCAGTAGAATCTAAAAGAGCATATTTAGTTGGGCCTTGTGAAGAATGATACAGGTGCCAACTCTGTGTACCATCTAATCTTTTAGTAACTATAAATTCTGGAGCTTGTGATAGGCCGTGTCCGATTTTTTGACTAGCAGAACCATTTCCAGTATATTGGACAATAGAAAATCCAGCGGTTGTATTTTTCTGAACAACTGAAGCTATAGTGATATCACCACCAACATCTATATTTTCTGTAGTTCCTCCATTTGCCACCCAGTTCCAACTCACATACGATTCACCATTTGTATTAATTGACACATCATCTTCAATTTGTTGTCCACCTGCTAAAAACTTTTGTAAACCATCTGCAACTGTAGCTTCAGCGCTTGTTGTATTTGATTCAATAACTTGTTGTGCGCCTCGTGAACTATCATACCATTGATGGTCATCAGAAGCATCTCTGTTTTTCGTCCACACTAATCCACTAATGCCTTTAGCTGTACTTGGTAATTTATCCTGTTGTAAAGCGACAAAGCCAGTTGGTGGGGTATGAATAAAACTTCTTTGACCAAAGTTAGCTGTCCAACCACCTCCATATCCAGCAGCACCATCACCCACAGCAAAAATATAATTACTATTAGGTAACCCTAAAGTCCCTTGGCTTACTCTTGATCCATAACTAGCACTTACGCTGTCATAGGTTGTTTTAAAAAATTCAACAGTATGATTATCTAAATCTAAAGCGATACTTATTAAATCATTTGTAGTATAAGTTGCATAAGTTACATCATACTTATTACTCGAATCATAATACACTCGTCCATTATACCCATAATACATATAACCAGCCACACTTTCATCTGATGTTGCTGGTAGTCTTGTTGCACTTGATGAATAAGGAACATTGAGAGTTGATACCACACCTACTTCAGAACGACCCATAGCATTACAAGTAAACTCTGCATAATATTTGCCACTTTTTGGTTTTAATGTAGCATTGTGATGCGCTCTTTCTGTGTTACCAGTTACTAATTTTAAATTACCCTCACTTAATGTTCCACCAGTTCCTTGTAACGTCGCAAAGTTTTGGGTAGGACTATCAGTAGTCTGGTTTGTAGTGGCTAAATTAGTTACAGAAAAATCATTAGTTGTGCCAGACCTATCACTTGTTTGATAGTCATAACCTAAATTTGCAACAGCATCATTGTTTTGAAAAGTTAATCTAAAACCATTTGTGCCATAAGTAATACCGCTTAATGTCTTAGGTATCCATCTACCAGTTGAGGTATCAGTAACACCAAAAGTGTCAGGTGTTAATGCTGTGCCATCAACCATATTTACTTCAGCAAGATAACCAGCACCATCTATATAACTTCCATTATTTGTGTTACCTACTACTGCATCATATGTAGTTTGATTCCAATATCCAGTATCATTTTTTGCTGGTTTTATTAAATCTAATGCACCTGAACCATCTTGAAAATCTGAATCAGTCAATAATTCTCCATCTACATAAATCTTAACTCTATCATCTGGACTATCTTCAGTAGTATTTCTAGCCACCATAATATGATACCATTTAGTTGTATCTTCAAAAGTTCTAACTGTTGCAAAATTCCATTTTCTTGTTCCACTTGTTACTTCATAATAATGTAAATTATCTGTACTATTAAATTCAAGTATTTCTGAATTTGTACTTACATTAGAGTGCATCATTATTACTGACCCTATTAATCCTTGTGTTAATATATCTCTTTTTACCCAACAAGAAAATGTTACTGTTGTGCCACTACCATTTGAACTTAGTGTTCTTGATAAATAAGAACTTACATTATTTTCAAACAAACAACTATTTGCAATCGTGCCATTATCTGTAAAAGGTACAAACTTACCGACCCTCTGCCCTTTTCCGTTACCTTCATACAGGGTATTGAAAAAATATTCTTCGCCATTTGGTATTGTTGGTGTTGCCATATTAACTTCCTAAATTCTTTGTACAAATTGCTAAATAACCAGTTGGTGGTGTATAAAAAAAACTACCTACACCATTTCCATCACTTGCTCCAACATAGTTGTTTGAATCTGCAACATAACTGTTTGACTGTGTATATAATCCACTAAAAGTGGAGTCTTGCCCAAAATTAAATATCTCAGTTGCTGTAGTGCTATAATGATATGACACGGGAAAAGCTAAATCTGGAACAGTTGTAGTTATTGCATTACTACCAGATGCTGGATCACCACTTGAAACAAAAGCTCCATTAATTCCAATCCAAGCTTTGTCATTATCCATATCAAGCGCCACCATTACAATATCTTTAGCCGCAATAGTTGTAATAACACTACTTGCTACATTATTTTGTTTGAAGTTTCCAGCACTACCGTATCTAAATCCTGTAGGGTCAGAAGTTTCTCCCGGAACATCATTATATTCAGAGGATTCACTTATAGCAACTGCACCATTATTATCAGCATTGGATGCACTAAAATACACCTCGAAATACCATTTACCTGATGCAACAGCTTGGGTTGCTTTTGCTCCTCTATGATTACTGCTTGAGGAAACTGTTGATGTTAAATTACCATCTGATAGAGACACATTACTACCATATTTGTTTAATGGATTTAAAGTTGGAAAATTATTCGTAGGAGAGTCAGACACTTGGTCATGTTCTGCAAGTCCACTTGCTGCAAAATCATTACTTCCAGCTTCATCATCTCCAAGATCAGTTGCATCTCTACCATCAATATGAAAACCATTAGTGCCAAATGTCAAACCACTTACGTCTTTGGGGACCCAGATTCCTGAACTATTAAATTCACCGAAGCTATTACAAGTTGTAGCAGTGCCATCAAGAAATACAATTTCTGCTAAATAGCCATCAAAAAATCTTGTATCTGTACCAACTGCAAAACCACCCACTCCGTGTTCTGTTGCAGTGTTAAAATTAGTAGGGTCATTTTGACCTGGATAACTTATAGCAGAAAAATCTGTAACTCTTAAACCATTAACATAAATTCTCATTCTTTCTGTTTCAGAAGCATTGGTTGTATCCATTACACAAACAATATGATACCAAGCTGAAGTATCACGAAATAATTGTGTTGTTGCTAATTTATAATTAATAGAACCACTAGTTAAATTATAAAAAAAAAGAGAATCTTGAGTACCAAAACCACTTGATTCAAAACGTATCTCTCCATAATTACTAGTATCTGAACCACCCGAAAATAAAGTTAATCCATAATTACCAGCACCACCTAATCCAGAACCTATTTTACCTCTTTTAACCCAACAAGAAAATGTAAATGTTTCATCCGTACCAGCAGCTAAAGTTTTTTTTAATATAGGTGAATCAGAGTCATTAAATCTAATTGATTGATTGATCTGGTGAACAGTATCTGACGCGCTGCTAGCTCCTAAAATAAAAGGCATTTAGAAATCCTCCAGTTTTGGAAACTCCCCTAAAGGTCTAGTCATTACAGGTTTTTCTTTTGTACCAGTGTTTGTATATGTATAAAGAGTTTCTAAAGCATCGACATCATTAGCATTATCAATTTGTGTTTGCATAGCATTACATTTTGTCCTTACTGCTGCTCTAAATTTTGCTATGTTTGTTGGTAAAGTGTAGTCAGACACTTCGCTGGCTTTAATAACATACCAATCGGTATTATTTAAAATATTACGAGCCTCATCATTTATTTGTTTTTTCTTTACTGTTTTAAGACCCTCATTAATAACTTTATTACCCTCTCCATCTAAAACATTTTTTCCATCCTCATCTTTGACCTCTACATCAACCAAACTGTGTGCAGTAGCTTTGCCCCAAGTCATTTTTACAACTTTATTTTTGTCATCCACAGTATAAGTATGAGTAGTATTTCTATGGTATTCTGTATTTTTGTAATTTGTTCTGTCTTGTTGAACAGGGTATAAACCTATTTCTGCTAACTCTGGTTTACTCCATTTTGAGAAAACAGCACTTGGATATTGATACTCACCTATTTTGAAAGCTTGTGCTGCCTTAAAAATTTTTATAACCTGTCCATTTTTAACTTGTGCCCACATATACTATCCTAACTTAGTGTTAAATTTAAATTTCTTCCTACTTCTAAAAACTTCGAACCATTATAATAAAATATAAAAATATCACCTTGACCCGCAGTTTGCGTCAAAGTCGGAGCCGTATCTCCAGTAAATTCAAATATCGCATTAAAGGTAGGGTTGAAGGGTCCTGACCCCTGGACTATTAAAAGCGATACAAACTGTCCTGTTGAACCATTTGTAGGTGCAGCAAAAGTTCTATTTCCACCTAAAGTTACCTTTGCAACTGGTGTTGCTTGCACATCCCAATTTATTGTTGCACCATCTGTTAATGTGGCTTCTGGAAAATAAGCCGCATCGTTAAATTTAAACTTACCATTACCTTTAGCAGTAAAAGCTAAACCTACATTTGTATCACCACCACTAACGGCAAGTCCTACATCATTACCTGTAGCTGCGTTTGTGATTTCCAATTCATTTACAGCACTGGCTGTTTCTTGAAATATTATTTGTTCGTTTCCATTTGAATCAGCAATAAAACCAGCATCTGCAAATTTAGGCTTAGTTAAAGTTACAGCACTAACACCACCACCAACAATCGTTCCTGAATTTGTAATTGTGCCCGAAAATGTTTTGTTAGATAAAGTGTCCGTTGATGCCGTTGTGACAATTCCTGTATCAACAATATTTGTTCCGTCTGAATATAAAACTCTTTTTGTTTTATCGGCTGCTGCAAAAGTGTATCCAGTGCCACTCACAGTTTTAAATTGAACTGTATGTGCACCTGAAGTTTCGTTTGATATTATGTAGACTTTTTCAATACTATTTGGAATAGTTACAATTTGGTTACCTGTTATTGTTCCTGATAATTTTATAACTGCATTTCGAGCATTAGATATTGTTGCATCAGACATTTGTAATGCAGTAGTTTGTGCACCACCTGCAATTGAAACATCTTGATAACCAGCAATAGCTTGTTCAAATAATTCAAAATTGTTATTTGTTTTTGTACCCCAAGTTCCTGAATTAGTGCCTGTAACTTGAAGTTCAATTCCTAAACTGTTTGTGTATGAAACCATAATTATCCTTTAAATGTATTATAAGCGACTTACGCAGCTTTATCAACCTCTGTCCAAGTTGAAGTTGAACCTCTGTTAACTTCTGCCCAACCCGTTACAGCAACACTTCCTATACCGCTTGTTAAATTAAAACCTGTTACTATTATTGGAGAACTTATTACATCATCTGCATCTCCCAGTGTAATACTTAAACTTAATCCAGTTAATGCCACTTCTTGTCCGGGGGTTGCTGAAAAAGATCCAAAAGTTAAAGTGCTACTTAGCCCAGTAAGTGCAACATTTGCATCACCTGTAATTGAAGATGTGCCTATAGAGGAGGTTAAAACAATACCTGTAGCTTCTCCTACATTAGCTTGTTGAACACCACCAACTGCTGATGTAAGTGTAAAACCACTTAACGCTATATCGGAATCAGCGTTTTCTCCCCAATTACCTTGTCCCCAAGTATAAGAACCCCAAGTGCTAGACATTTTAACCTAGCTAATTCTTATAATTGCAGCTGATGTAGTAAACGCAGGAAACTGAATAGTAAAAGTTCCAGAAGTTGCTGTTTTATCAGACCCAAAATCTAAAACTGCTACAGCAGGATCTCCTGATGCAGTATCATTATAAATTAAAGCTCCTCTTGCAGTTAAAGTTACACCAGTGTAAGATCTATCAGCAAAATCGACTATTGCTGTATCAGTAGCAACTGATGTTCCCCCATTAACTAAAGCTTTACCACTAGCAACATACTGACCAGTAGCCGATATCTCACCATCTGTTGTATAACTAGTGGTTGACTTACCAAGAACAGCAGAATTGGTGTATAAAGATAATTTAAAAGTGTTTCCCCCGGTTTGTTTGAAGTTATGTGTTCCTTCAAGCAATTCTTTTTTGAACGAATTTGTTAATACACTTGTTGTTATAGCCATATTATTACTCCATAAAATTAAGGCGAAGGTGACTGTATGGGTATTCTTGGAACACCCTCCTCATACTGTCCTCTTCTACGTTGTCCCATTTGCTGTAAAGCAAATGATTGAACATCTTCATTATACTTATCAAAATACACTTTGTATAGTTCAGCTGGTCCTTTTAAATACCTGAAACATTCAGTTAAAACACCATTAAGTAACATAGCTTCTTGATAAGTCGATAAATAAGTATTATTAGCTGAATCAAAATGTGGTGGGTCTATTATATAATTAATTTGTACTGTGTATTCAGCATTAGGTACAGGAGCTATTACTATCGTAAGGTCGTCCCAATTAGCGTAATATTTAGGAACTCCTGTTGCATCTGATGAATTATATTCTGATATAAAACTTGTATCTCTTTTTTCTAAAAAAGTTCGCACTCCAGAATTAGTTATCTGCACAGACCTTAGATAAATTAAATCAGAGGGCATTGTAAGATATCTCTGTGAAGTAATCGTATTAGATGTTGAGTATTTTCTTAAATCGTCATAATCGACTTTACCTGCAATATCAACCTCAACATGTCTTATAAACTCATCTAAAAGATTATCCGTTAAAACATTTGAATCAACCTCTGTGTAATTACGTACTTGTGTTAAAAAATTTGAATGAGTTATTGACATAGATTATCCTGATATATTTATTGTACCACCCATACCTGAATGATTTGAACAATAATAATATAAAGTATCTGGTGCATCACCTGCTACAGTTATTTGAGTATAAGCACCTGACGTGCCTGGCACTCCACTTGTAGTTACCCCTGTTGTGTATGGTGAACCTCCAGCGTGTGTTCCGTTACTTATAGTCGAAAGCCTTAATGGATGGTTGTCATTTGTGCCTGCTGACTGATCAAATTTATAAGTTTGACCCCTAGTGAAAGATAAAGTTGCTTGTTGAACACCATCTATAAAATAGTAGTTGCTGCCACTTACATTCGCAACAGTTGTGGTCAGTGTTGTTAAAGTATCTGTGCTTACAATACTAACAGTCCCTAATGACATTATTGCACTATAGCTTGTAAGTTCTGTGCCTAAAATGCCTTGACCATCAGTAGGTCTCATACCAGGGTTTGTAAGCAAACCATTAGTTATATATAAAACAAAATCACCTGTATTATCAGGAGTTCTTGGTCTAGCGTTTGCTAATGCTATTGCATCAGCTTTAATATGTTTTCTTCTTATCTGAGGATGTTTTGCTTCAAATTCAGATTTATGAACAAAAGAACCATTCCATTCTTTGACCATTTCATTGTATGGAAAAGCTATGCCAGAGCGGTCTGAAATTGCCTGAGCATATTTACCTCGTGCATAACCCATTATTTAACTCCACCAAATTTGAAACCTCTAACAGCCTTACCTTTACCTTTTATCTCCCCACCTTCTTTAACTTGCATAGGTGATCCTGCAAGTGAAGCATAAGGATTTGTGAAAGACGTAGTGGGCGAAGCTGCTTGTGGAGAGTTTTGATTCATTCCCAGTTTTGAGTATATACTTGTGCCTGTAGACCTTGTGGGTTCGTTTCCATATATATTTCTAAATTTATGTCGTGTTTGTAGTCTACCTAATTCTGAAAAAGCTTTATCGTATTCTGGGTCTCCCGCTTTAGCTTGTCTCGTAAATTTTTCTGTAATTTGCTTACTACCTACCCGTCTGTATGTAGGATTCATATTTGTTTGACCCGTTTGTGTGGGTTGAAATGGTACCTGATAAAATTGTCGTCCGTATTGTCCCGTTGTTAATTGAGCTCCTTTAGGTAACTCAGTTGTCATTTTAGTTTGGGGTTTTGTTCCACCAGCTATTGCCCCTCTAGGATCAGGAATTGTCATTTCATATTGAGGTACTAGTCTAGTTTTTGTTCCAGTAAACTGCAACTCGTCTAAGAATTTTTGCTTTTCATCAATTTCCTTTTGAAGATTTCTGTAATATCCTGTTGTAGGTCCGAAAGAAGTTTGATCAGCAGCAAATCTATATGTTGGAACAAATCTTTTTTCGCTTTTAAGATCTTCTACTAAACTATCAAATTGTTTATCGGTTGCTTGAGCAAACTGTTTCTCAACATCAGCGATGTAAGCATCTCTTTCTGGTGCTGCCATGTTTCTAGTGGCTTGTAATTGTATATTTGCTCTCTTGTCAAAAGTTTTTTGTAAATCTTCTCCACCCTCTAAACCAGCTAATCTCGTTCTATATTGGTTTATTGTTTTAAATAATTCTGGACGAGTTTTTTCCAACTGTGATAGATAACCACCTTCACTTCTTTTATGTATTTTCATACCTTTCATTTAAAACCCCCTTGGATAATAAGTTTGTGGTGTAATATACACCGATGTTCTTTGACCATCTTCGTTTAATGCTCTTGAGAGTTCATCTTCATATATAAGTTTATTTTGTTGTGTCATAGCTGGATTATACTTCATTGACAAATAATAAGCTAGACCTGCAACCATACAAGGTATAAATCTAAAAACAACATCTGCTGTATTTGTGTAAGCTCCTGCGTCTTCAATTCTTTTTAAATAATAATATTTTAGATAAGTATATGTTGCAGCATCAGGTGTCTGATAAAGAGTTATTGTTGGTGTTGTTTGTCTATCCACATAATACTGACTTGGTTGTCCTTTTGAACCTTTATTAGGAAGTGCTGCATATTCACTTCTACTAATCTTTGTTAGCGAAACATCGTTGGTAGTGGTAGATTGACCCGTAGTTGTGCTTATGTACGCTTCTAGTATGTCGTTCGCATTGCTCGGTGCTGTGTATGTCGCTGTCCCGTTTGTCAGTAGCTGCTCTTGGAGGGCGACCTTCCATAAATGAACACCTCGGTTTCCCCATTCGCTGAAAAGAATATTTAAACTTCGCCTTGCCGATTTTAAGTCATACCCACTGTTAGTTCTTGCCGCACAACGTTCGTATGCTTCCTGAATGATATCATCAATATTGAGATCAAATGAAGTTGTTCCTGATGTGGCCATAATTCATCCTAATAAATTGGTGTTTTCTTTTTAAATCCACCTTTTGCCATACCTATACCTCTAATTTTTCTAATAGCACTTGTTACGCCACCATCTTTCATATTATTTTCTTCTCTTAATATTTTAAAGTCTTCAGCGTCAATTCTATCATTTTTATTCTTATCTATTTTAGCTTGGCCACCCACTAAAAATTTATCTTTGTTTTTATTTTTCATAACAACTCCTTAAATTACAGTATATCTTGATAATAAGTTTCAATCAACATACCCTTACTTGCAAAGGTTTTTACATTTGTGGGTTTACCACCCACTCCTTGAGCTTTTGCTCTTTTTCGTTTTACCGCACTTCGTCTTTGCGATTCAGACATTCTTCTCGCTTTAGCTAGTGGTACACATTTAGGATATTTTCTTTTCTTGTCGGCTTTTAGTTTACTACGACCACATTTAGCATATGAACCATCAGCTTTTTTTGAACCAATGTCCACCCATTTTTCAGAAAACCATTTTTTTAAACCACTCTTGGCCATTATTATAATAAATCTTCGTAATATTTTAAAGACCCTTTAGCAGACACGGGCTGTCCATCAATCTCACCTACTAATTGTGAACCCATAACTTCGTGATTACTAACTTTATTAAAGCCACCCTTACTAAACTCATAACTGTCGGACGAGTTACTTTTTTGGGCTTCATCACCTAAAATACGAGATGTAGATGTATTGCCATCTTTTATAAATCTTTCAGATTTTTGATCTCTTATTTGTTGTTTTTTTGTACTTCTTTTTTGAAAAGTAGCTGTTGGTTTTTTTTCTTTTCTATACTGACCAGCTTTTTGTGCTGTGTAAGCTTTTTCTCCTAAATTTTTTAACATACTGCCGACTGTAGCTACAACTCCTACGGCGCCAATTCTTTTTCCTAAAAAACCTAATTTTTTCTTTTTTACATTAGTTGGTAATTTATTTGCTAGACTTACTTTATTTTTTTTTTCTATATCTTTACCCTCACTTGCTTTTATCATTGCCCCTTTTTTGGCTGGCTTAGGTCCTTTAAAATCTTTACGTTTTACACCGCTCGGATCTTTTATTTTACCTGCACAGATTTTCGATGCATATGCATTTGCATAAGCACTTGGGTATACCTTAAATTTTCTTTTTGCAGCAGATTTGCCTCTAGCACATAATTTTGTCATAATTAATTCTACCCTTTTTTAGAATTATTTCTACCCCTCACTATTTTTCTCTTTTTGCTAGGAGGTGTTTCTATTTGTTTTTTCATTTGTGATCTTGTTATTGCCATGGTATATACCTCGTCTTTCCTTTCGCATCTTTATATGCTTTTAAAAATTGTTTGCGACAATTGTCAGTGTATGAAACGTGAACCCATCCGCTATTTGGCCCTTCTGACTCCTTATAAAACTCTAATATTAGCTGGTCATATTTAATATTATTATGAATCCAACGAGCAAGTATTTTGTTATCTACGCCAAAAATTTCTATATCGGCAGCCTCCCCTTTGCAGTGTTGAGACTTACTTGAAGAACCAATTGCCTCACTTAAACGAGCTGACCTAAATCCTGATGATATAAACACTGGCATTTCAAATTTATTTCTTACAGGTTGAAGAACATTTTCACAAAGTTTAGTCAGAGCTAAAACTTGCATCTGATTAGGTTTGTTATCGTAACCTAGACGAGTCGCTGTCTGCGATTTTGTCAACTCTGCGAGTGAAAAGTTTTCTGTTAATTGCATATAATTTATTGATTGGATAAGATAATATCGTCCAAGCACTCCCTATTGATAAAAAAAATAAAAATACCAATAATAAGATTGAAGTTGCTACAACATCCAAGACATCACTAATAAACCACATAACACAACTACTATAAGGTCTTTATTAGTAACATACAAGTCTTTTATCATTTCTTTATAAAATTTAATTTTCTCTAACATTTCCATCTCCTTCTCGCCTGACAAATTCTTTTGTTTGGCGTTTTTTGACAATTAATATTATGCATTTTCATCTGTCCCTTACTTCTAGAACAATATGATTTTCTGCGTTTAGCTGCTTTGCTGCCCTTTTTAACTTTTCCAGTAACAGCAGTTTTTAACTTAGAGCCAGGGTTTAAACGTCTATACGCTTTCACCCCAGCTTCAGTCATTCCCGCACCTGATTTTGTAGACCTATAGTTTTTTTTATTACGAGCAGGCATACCACCTTTCGCTAAACCAAAAAGGTCTAAATCATCATAGTAACTATTATCCATTGTCAGTATCAGCAGTGACTGGTGTTACAAACACAGTTACTGACGTAACATTGGAAATTGTTAAATGCATATCTGTTTTAAAAACAATGCCATCAAGAGGTATATCAATTTGATATTGATCTGCTGCACTACTAGCTGGTGTTGTAATAACTAATTTTTGTGTACCACTACCTCCTCCATCTTTAAATGTAAGAGTACCTGCTGAAGCATGACCAACATAATATATTGATAGCAATCTAGTTCTGCCAGATTGAATCGTACCTGTTGATGTTAATGTTTTTGCACCTACATCAGAGTTCATATTTTTCTCCTATTAAGTAGTTGGTGAATCAGAGGATAAACCAAAAAACTTAAGTGCTACAACACCACCTGCACCAGCAGTTCCAGATACTACGACTTGTACTTCGTCTGCTGTTTCAGTTGCAGCAGTAGTTGCTCCACCTGACATTCCTAACACACCATTGCAAGGGAAGAACCCTTTGAAGCCTGTGCTATTTATTGCAGCAGAAATACCATCAACGAAACCATCGTCATCAGCCTCTGTGCCTATGTCAACTAAGTTAACTGCGTTTGCTGCCGCACTTGTAACTGTTACTGCCACACCCATTGGTATAAAATTAGATGGAATACCAATTGATGTTTCTTTGTGATCTGTGCCTGTGGCAGCAATTGCAATTGAAGTGCTGTAAACAGATAAACCCATGTCACTTGTGACTGTGCCAATACTGTTTTTAATTATATTTTTAAATCCATTTTCTGAACGAACTGGACCTGAAAAAGTTGTGTTTGCCATAATTTTTTTCCTAGTTAAAAGATATAGTCCTCTAGGGTGTCTGCCAAGTCAGTCTATATCTAGTTTATATAATCTTGGTTTTTATATTATACAAAAAAAAAGGGGACTCGTAAGTCCCCTTCTTTAATTTATTTCACCACTGAAACTATGCAGCTCCAGGTGAACCAAAAATACCTCTAGGGTCAGAGAAACCAAAAGAATATCTTTCTCTTGCTTTAAATCTGACGTTACCAGTATCAAAGTCACCTTCGATTGCAGTTTTAATTGGTGCTCTTACGAATTGTTTCATTCCGTTTGGAGCATCAGTCATGATGAAGAAAGCATCAGTATCTGTTAGATAATGATTAACTCTATAACCTTGTGGGATCATACCCATAGAAGCCATAGCATTGATGTCATTATCAGCAGTACCAACTCTCTGAGGTGATCTTAAAATTCTCTCAGCAGTAAACTGAAGTTCTTTTGGAATGATCAGTTTAACACCTTGCATTGCAATTTTAAGTCCTCTTTCATCAACGAAAGCAGCAATATCAATTAGAGACTGCTCTAGTGATGTTTCAGATAAATCGGCAGCTGTTGATAGTTCATTTGCGAACGTACCACCAGTAGCGATTGGATGAGCAGTCGAACATAGTTCAACACCATCACCACCAGCAAAGTTAGAATTAAACGCATTGTTAAGTACGTTTGCAGCTTTTACTTGTTTAGTGTTAGCCATTGAACGAGCAAGTGCTCTTGTGTATCTAGCAGCTAATCTGTCGTACAGATTATCTTCAATTGCTTCTTCAGTGATAGCAAATGCCATTGCGATTGTTTCGTGAGTGTATCTCGCAGTGAAAGATTCAGTTGCTTGGTCAAATGCGACGCCCGAACCTTCTTCTTTTACTGGAGCACTACCGAAACCGCTTAGCATTACTTCTTCTTCAAAAGCTCTATCCGATGCTTCTGCAACGAAAATTTCTGCATGTTCGTTTTCGTAACGATTATATTCTAAGCCAAAGAGAGCATTTAAACCAGGCTCTAGCTCTTTGACCAGTTGTGATCTTGAAATAGCCATATTATATCTCCCTTATACCCCTGTATCACCAGCAGCAGCCGGTGGATTCAGAAAATGGTTTTGAATACGGACAACAATGTTTGCATTAGCAGTCGTTGTGTCCTCATTGTTAACATCTTGGCATATATCTACAGCCTGCAATGGAATTGCATTCGTAGAATCTGCAGTACTCGTATCAAGTTGTACTTTAGATATACCGGTTACTGTGTTTCCTGTTACGTTAGTAGTTTTATAACCAATAAACAGACCTGCTCTTGTAAAAGCATCATCAGAATCAATTAAAAATAACGTATTGGGATCATCAATTACATTAGCAACAATATCACTAGCGTTGACACTGCCAGGATAAAAGTTACCAAATGTTGGTTTGCTCGTAGTTGGGTCAGTATAAAATACACCATTAAACACACCAATAGGTTTTACAGCTCCTGAGCTTGCAGTAACATCATAACGTTCAATGTTACCTGCAGCTGTTGGTACCACCAAGTCACCTTGGAAGATAGCTGTTCCGTAGTTGGCTGCAATAGTATACCTATTCTGAGCACCATTCCATGGAGCACCATTAAGAGATTTATAAGGTCTTAGACCAAACTTTTCACTTACATTTGCCATTTAGATTCTCCTTAAATAAGCATTAATATTACAGCGATGGCTTTTATCAAAAAATTATTCTGATTTTCGACCACCACCAAAAGTTACACGAGATTGTCTGTTAATATTAACAGGCATCTCTGGTCGTTGCTCCCTAAGAATATCTTGATCAACGGCGTTTACTTGGTCAGCAGTAAGATTTTTAAAATACTGCTTGCGTTGTTCTACAATTTCTTCAGGTATCCTTGCCAACACAAGGCCACCAACCCCAATTAACCCCTGATATTGTCCTTTTTGTATCACTGGATAACTATGATCACCGAGTTGATTTTTTATTTCCTCTGCTCTCACAAATTCCCAACCCTCTCTGAGTTTTTTAGATACATTACCTGTATCTTCTTGACCCATAAGTTCGGTTCTTATCCATCTGTGTACAAACCCTTTTGGTGCAGGGGGTGCATCCAGACTTGACGGAGGCGTCCAAGGTTTATTCCTTAATGGCTTATTATCTTGTGACGCGCGTGAGGTTTTTACTAGTTTTTCGTTCATTTTTTACTCCTTCACGAATTTTGCGTATTCTTCTAGTGGCACTCCTAATTTTTTGGCAATAGCCACCTGTGATCGAGTGAGTTTCACAGTTCTGCGACCTTCCTGTTTTCTTCCAGCAGAAGCAACAGTTTGCACAGGTCGTTGTTTATCGTTTGCAAACTTATGAGGGAAGTTATCCTTCATATGTTTGTTTATCTCATTGTAATACTCATCGGACTCTGGGTCAAACCCCTGCGTAACCAAATCTTCATGGATAGCGTAAGCAGCGCTTGTCATTATCCGATCATTACCAAACCAATCATTATCCTCAGCCCACTTCTCAGCTTTCCTTGATGGAGGCTGAGGCTGTTGTACTGGTTGTTGAGCTTGTTGTTCAACTTGAGCTTTAGCTTGTGCAGAAGCCTCCTCAAATTGAGATTTTTTTATCCTTGCTTTTTCTTTTTCTACTGCTAATTGAGTCAACTCATCATTTGCTTTCATTATTGCTTCTGAATTGTTGTCTTCTATAGCTTTTTGAAGTTTGTTTTTTACTTGTTCTCTTTGAGAGTCCACTCTTGCTTCATATTCTTCAACGTATGTTTTATCTGTTTCTTGTACTTTTTTTTCAAGACCTGAATATTTGTTCTGCAAACCTTTAGCATAGTCAAGAGCAGCTTTTTCTCTTCTTTCGGCTTCTCTATACTTTCTTGTAAGTTTATCAATTCTTTTCTGAACGTTTTCAGATACATCTTGTAAATTATCATCAGTCTTTTCTTCTTCGACAACTTTCGCTTTTGTTTCTGTTTTAATTGGGTCTGTGTAACCTAAGTCAACTTCAACCTTTTCAGGTTTTTCTTCTTTAGGTTTCTCTGCAAGATGCAAAGTTTCTTCTTTTGCATCATCAGTATCTAGTTCAACTTGATTTTCTTCAGTCATAATTACTCCTTAGAATAATGCGAGGATATCCTCGGGTTTGTTAATAGTTCCTATGATTTCATCATCGTTTAAAATACGATGTTCACCATATTTTGTCTTAAATCGAGCGCCAGCATATCGTCCATAAACGATAAACTGCCCCTCTTTGCACCAAGGTCCAGTTGGAAACTTCTCCTTATCTTTATAACAAAGATCACCCATTTTAACGACGAGTCCAACCACTGTTGTCATTTGTTGAGTTTCAAGAGTTTTTTCAGTTAAATAAAGACCGCCTTTTGTTTTAGCCTTAGGTTGATAAGGTCTTATCAAAAGTCTGTATCCTACTGGTTTTGGTAATAATTTAAGATATTGTTCCGTTTCTTTCGCACCCTTCGGAACTAAGGGTTCGTCGTCATCATCTTTGTCAGGTGTGACTAACTTAGTATTAGGTTTGATCAATGTCATCTACACTATCCTCTCTATTTTGCAGGTCTTTTAGATCCTGAAGCACAGCCTCTAGGGCTGCGAGCTTGCCTTTAGCATAATGTAGTTGATCAAGTTTGTCTATACCATAGCAAATATGATCTTTAGTTTGTTGAATTTGTTTTTTGATATAATGTCGAACTGTTTGTATTGTATCGATATCAAGCATGTCTTAAATGAGACTTAGGTCCAAGTTTTTTTCTATGTGTAAATCCTTTTTTGTTATACCTTCTCTTTGTCTTCTTTGCAATTATTATTTCTACTTTTTGAAACCTTTTTACCATAATATTTTACTGGTGACACATATTCAAGTAAGCGTCTTTTCCTTGGAAACTTTGAGCCACTACAATCTTTTATTCTAAATATCTTTGACAAGTTTGTAACCCCATCTGTTTTCAGATAGATCCCAAACACGTTTTGTTTGATTAGGTATTTTAACCAAAAGGTTATTAAATTTTATAAAATTTTTAGTTAATAACATAATAAACTCCTATAAAATATAAAATTAAAAATAATAATAAACCTATCATAAAGCCAAATAAAATTTGTAATAAAAACCACAATAATCTGTCAATCTTAGTAGCCATATACAAATTTAGTGTGGGGACTGAGTCCCCATCACTTTATTTTTCAGCACAGGCATAACTGTTAATCTCAAGACCAACAGAAATTTCTGTAATTACAGGTTTAGACCACATAATTATCTCCTAAAATTAAAGTGCTGGTTGTCCTCGTGACCGCAGTCCACTAAACATATTTTAGTCTATTTTTTAAACTTAGCAATACTCTTTAGCCCGAATGATCCTGCAATCGAAGCTAGAATACCCCAACTTAACCATTCAGGACAATCGTTTTTTAGAAAAACAAATCCCTCTTTCATATAAGGTTGAAGTGCAGGTATGAAGGATGCAAAAATTATGGCAATGAACGCAAGGGTCCAAGCTTCGTCTTTCCACGAATCTGCTGCTGCATCAGCTTGTTTTTCGTCCCAAGTCCCTTCCTTCTCAATTCTTGTTCTTGTTGCTTCTAGTTTTGTTAACTCAACTTTTGATTTAAGTTCAGCTTTTTTTTGACGTCCTTCAATCCAAGTTGAAGCTAACTTGGCGACAGGACCGATAATTGCTTGAAACATTATATCTCCTTTTTAAAAATAATTTTATTGTCACCTTTTTCAGCAACATTAAAATTATAAGTCTTCAGGAGCATATCCACAATACCCATCTTAAGGCGTGTGTAATCATCTATTATTATTAAACCCTCTTCATCCATACGTGGGATAAAAAACTTTAATTCTTCTAAGACAGCATGCGTCGTATGTGGTCCATCAAGATGAACAACTTTGTATAAGCCATATATCATACAGTTACCATTAATTGAAAACTGATGTCCATCTTTCATAGCTTCAAAATAATACTCATCTGTCATATGATAAAAATCAAACTCTTGATAGTTTTGATATAAATAAGAAACAACTCTTTGTTTCATATCTTCTGTGTAATCAGCACTGGTCTCTTTCTCATCATCAGTATGCTGATAACTTAAATTATTGTACGGATCAACAGCGACATGTTTATAAAGTGGTGGTTTGTGATCTCTAATTGCATCCATAATTATCTTCGAACCTAAACCTTCTCTTAGACCTATTTCACAAGTCAAAGTGGCTCTGTCTATTTTAAGTTTACCTATGTGTTTAGTGAGTAAATGGTATTCTGTAGAGTCGCCTTTTATAATCATTTTATGTAAGGTAGTATATCAATCATTACTTCTACAGAATGTATCATAATTTCTATAATACACAAAACAATAATTATATTTACTAATTTTTCAAGTTTATCGGACACCTACAAACTTTTTACCTTTTACTTGAATCTCTTTGATACCCTTAATATCACTTCTTACACCATTTTCTCTATGAGGGCAACCAATTAAATTACCATCTTTCATACCCTGAGGCTGTGGTCCTTTTTTAGGAGGAGGTCCGAATGCTTTACCCCCTGTTTTTCTTTTAAAAGGGTTGTTTTTTTGACTTTCTTCTAGATCTTTGTAAAGATCTTTCATTATTGGGCTTTTTTTATAAACATTTCTAAATTTTGATTTTTTTCCTATTTTTCTATATTGAACTGGATCTGACGTCAAAGTTTCATAATCATATTTTTCATCGTCAATAAGCTCACCTTCTATGTCGTATTTTGACCTGCGTTCCTGCAATGCTTTATATTCAGGACTTGGTTCTGGAACCTCAAGTTTGAATCCTTTTAATGGAGGGTATCTGTATTCACTCATTTTTTTTACCTGCCTGATCTAAGCCAACTTTAAAAGCATTTAACTCAAGCTTTTCATCAGCTACTCTTATTCTTTCTTTTGATGCTTCTTCAGCATCTTCTCTTTTCATTTTATCAAGATCAATACGTTCGTCAAACTCACCTGTTTTTCTTTGTTCTTGTTGCTGGAACTCAGCAGCTTTTCTCTGCATATCCATAGCTTTAATATCAAGTTCTCTGTTTTTAAGCATTACAACAGGGTCTGGTTTTTCTGTGCCCTGCTCAGCCATAACTAATTGTTGTGTAAGTTCAGCAATCGTTCTAGCTATGATAGATTCTGATTCAGCAAGATATGCTTGTGGATCTGTTTGCTCTAGTTCAACTAAATCAGGTCTTTCTGTTTTAATATATAGAAGAGTTTGTGCTCTTGCTTTGAAAGAAATATGTTCAGATATGTGTGCTTGTAATATTGAATACACTAAAGGGTTAGCCTGCACCATTCTTGATTGTATAAATGCAGCGTGAGCTGCAATATGAGCATCATGGTTTTGAAAATAAAATGCTTTAAGTGGTTTTGCTTGTAAAGCTAGTGAATTTTCTGCACCAGGGTCCATAGGTTCTGGTTTTTTTTCTGGTAAAAGTAAATCATCTATCTTTTTTGCACCTAAAGACTCATAAACACGTCTATATGCCTCCCTAATGTTGTGTAATTGTGGTGCAGCATTTGCAATTTGTAATTGTTGTGATGCTAACGTTACTCTTTGACTCATTGAGAAAGAATTTGGGTCCGCAACTGGTATAACATCAACTTCTGGTGAAAAATCTAATGCTTTTACCACTCTATCGGCACCATAAACAGCGTATGGGTAGTCAGGTGGTAAATATTCGGCAAAAACATTAGATAAAAGTCTAAATTCTTGTCGCATTGAGTAGTAACAACGCTTATGAATAGCACTCATTACCCTAGAACCACGTTCCATAAGAGCCAAAGTTGTTCCAACTGCACGATTTTGTGAATCTTCACCAATTTGCATGTCTGCAATAGAGGCAAAACGCTGTCCAGCTTGAACAACAAAGCCTAAAAGCTGCATTAAGACGCTACTAGGCTCTTTAAAAGGCAAAATTTGAAACTGATCTTTAATATTTCCACCAGGTGCATCAACATCTCTAAACTCTCCTGGTTGAAATGGTTGTTCATCGTCTCTAATTCGTAGTCCTCTAGACTTAAAACCTGCTGGTAAGTTTGCTAAAGTCCCTGCATCTAACAATTGTCTTAATGCAGCAGTTGCAGTTCTACTCAAACCACCAATCATATGTATTAAACCAAAACCATAAAACCCTAAACCGGGCAAAAACTTGTAATGCACAAAATATTCACGCCTAGTAAATAATTGATCGTCAGGTAAATAGTTTCGATATATACTTAAAACCTCTTGTGATCCCTCATCGATAGTAACAATGTAAGGTACTTTTATTTTCTTTTCAGAATTTTCAACCTCGTATTCTTCTAAATCAATATCAACATGCATTTCAAGAATATTATACTGATACTCTTTATCTTTAGTTGGAGATAGTCCCTCCAATTCGTCATATTTATCCTGAACTTCATTATCGTCAGCAGCTGTAGGATAAATTTTTACATCTCTATAGAATCCTGTGCTTATTTTTTTTAGTAAATCATTTTCGCTCATCTTGATACAGTGTGTAATTCTTTCACAGTCTTTCAAATCGGATGCATAATAGGGCACAACTAAATCTTCTGCTGGAACAAATTTACTGACAGCGCGCTGCATTAAATCGTCGTAATAAACTTTTTTAAATGATGATCCTGCAAGAGGTAAATAAAATAACATTTGATCAAATTCTGGTGTATACTCTTCCATAACTTCTGTAACCATATAATTCATAAAGTCTTTGACTCTTTGAGCTTGATCTATTTTGTCTGGAGTTGCATCTCCTACAACCATAGTTTTTACAGGTCCATCACTTGGTAATAATTCTTTGTAAGCTTGTGCCTGAAACTGTGTCACGGATTCAGCAAGTAAGGGGTGTGTTACACTTGAAGCTCCTCTAAAAGGTTGACCCTCGCCCTCATATTTAAAACCCAGTAAATCAAGTCCAGATGTATATGATTTTTCCCAATCCCCTCTAGACTCTTTGTCTTTTCTGTAATCAGAAATTAACTGTTGAGCCATAGATGTTAAAACTCTATCGTCAAGGTTTTCGGCTAAGTTTGCATTAAAATCTTGTTGAGGTTCATCTTGTTCTTCTACAACTTCATCGGTAGGTTCTTCAATTTCAACATCAACAGGTTGAACCTGTTCTTCTAGATTATCTTCATCATCCATTATGTAATCCTTGTTTTTTTGTTTTTACCTATTTTTGTTTTTACCATGACAAACTCACCTTTACTAGCTTTTTTCATTGCTTCAGGTATAACTTGATATGGAGCTAACTTGACAACATCTTCTGATATGCTGCTTACTGGTAAAGGGTACATGCGTCTTTTTCTGTTAGCTTTTTTAAACGCTTTATTTTTAGAGGCTATTTCACCAATCATGTTGCTTGGTTTTAATTTAGGTTGTTCGGGTTCATCAAAAAAGGCACCTTCAAAATCAGTACCTAAAACGATGTCATCTAGACTAAATCTTTCTTCTAATGTTTTTCTTTTTTTTGCCATTCGTTATACTACCATTTAAACAAGTCTACGACTAGTCCACCTTCTCTCTTATATATTTTAAAAGGTTTTGTTTTCATTTCTGGTGTTATTACAAGAGTAGGTATCTCATAATAATTTTTTGGATCACTACCTTCTATCTTTTCTATTTTCAAACCCTCACCCTGCCGATCTCTAGTATACGCATCAACTTCAGCTTTTGATTTGAAGGCTGCAAGGTGTTCATCAAATTGTTTTGGTTTTTGTCCAGGCTCTACATTAGCTATAGTTTTATCGCTTAGAGTCCTAATTACCTTGAATGGTTTACTAGGGTCGCTTTTTGCGACCATTCTTTTATCAACACGACCATTGTATTGTTTAGCAATATTCTTCATTGCTTTTACAAGTTCGCCGTCGGGTAGAGGAGGTACTTTTTTACCCTCTAAGATTGCTTCTTTTTGCGCAGTACTTCTACCTGATTGCATTCCGTAAAAATTTTCCATACCTTTATAACCAGCATTTGGATGTTTAAAATTATGTTGAACATCTACAGTGTTTACCGATATAAAATCTAAATCATCTCTCATCGCTTTTTTAATTAGTACCTTTACAGCGTGCTCAGCATAATCAGAACTGTCCTGCAAAGGTTGAAAATTAGTTGTAGACTGATTATCTACCTGACTATCCGCACGTCTTCTTCTTGTCGATCTGTACAAAGTAGCAGCAGAATTATTTATTTCTCGTAATTCTTGTCTTTCTTTCGGTGTCATATTTACACCCTTATTAGAAAGTTCCCTGGCCCGTGGTAGGATTTCCTTGATTCTTTCCTCAACAAGTTTTTCTTGAAAATTAATATTAAAAGGGTTTGGTGGCTTTTGATTATTTTTTCTTACCTGTTGTGCTATATCGGCTTGTATCTCATCAATAGTAATTCCTTTCATATCAGGATTGTAGAAGTCAGAACGTACACCATAACGAACAAAATATAGTTGATCTGTTGCCTGCGCATCTCGACCATAGTGTTTTGTAGTTACTGGTCTTCTTCCTTTATAACTTCCTGCTCTTGGTGTAAGGTTAACAATTAATTCTTGATAGGTCTCAGGCCCACTCAACCTGTATTCATCGTGCTGTCCGTATGAAGTATTACCACTTCTAATAGAACTGCCCTTTAATTTCTCATAATCTCGAGCTATGTCACCCATCATAGCTCTTAAATCTTCTTTTGCTTTGTTAGGCACTGTCTGTTGAAATGTTTCGACAGCAGCTTTTGTTTTTGGAATATTATCTCTAGCAAAATTATTTTTAAACATATCAAAAATACCTGTACGAAATTCTATGTCTTTTAACTGTCGCATTATATTGGCATTTACATTAAGGGCTTTTTCTCCTGCCAAGCCCATCGCATCATTCCTTGTAAATTGCATTTTAATTTTTGCGAGATTGCGTGCGGCCATATCCACAAGAGGATCATATTGTGATGTTAAAACTGCGTCCAAGTTTTTTTTAGTTTTAGCCCTTTGTTCTGTTTCTAAAATATTACCAGCTTCTTTAGCGAGCACGTTTCTAATTTTTTTATACCCAACTTGTGCTTCATGTGCTAAACTTTCTTCTGCCTTATCTAAAAAAGCTTCTACCTTTTTAACTGTCTTAATAGGTAAACCATATTCAGTAACTTGTAAACGTGCACCCGGTGTATCATACGCCATATCCAGTAACATCTTTTTGCCTACCTTAACATTAGAATCTTCTGCTGATTTAAGAATACCACCAATTAATTTACCGCTGTCATCGAACTCAGCGATATTTGCATCACTTAATTCTTGTCTTGAAACTCCTGCTTTTATGTTTTCAAAACCTGGTGTTTTATACTTCAGGTTTGCCATCCTTTGTGGATTCTTGAATTCACTCAACCACTGCTGAGCAGTAAGTGGTTTTTTAGACGGATGTAAAGCTACAAAATCATAAAGTGTTGAACCAAAATTATAATCAGGTAAACGCACAGCATCAAGTTGATCTGTGTAGTTGTGTTCTGGATCATCAATCTTACCACCAAAACTTAAAGGTTTTTTTAGTACAGCTTTTCTAATATCTTCTAACTCTTGTTGTTCTTTTATTGCCGCTTCATTGGCTTTGTATAAATCGGGATAATCTTTTGACACCTCTTGTGATATGTTTTCAGCTTTTTGAGCCTCTGCTTTTGATGCAAATCTATCTACGCTAGTTTTAAATTTTTTATCGTCGTCTCTAAAAAACTCGCCGATGCCTTTTACTATTTTTCTTCTTGCTTTAGGTAATGCTAGAGCAGCTGCCCCGATTCCACCAAGTACACCAAATATACCTGGACCACCCGATTCTTGATTCTCTTCATCCATAATATCTATATTCCTTAGGAGGTCTATCCTCGTTATCTATATAATCTGAGTATAACTCAACAAAGTTGCCTTGGCGATACCTTAGTAGGGCTTGAGTCGTTGAGTCAACATAATCGTCATTTGCACCATTTGGAAATGCAGCACACTCCTCTATCACTTCTTCTGCAAAATGCTCACCATACGGATACCATACAGCACCACTTTCAAAAATAGGAGAGGTCGCATTAACACGTGTATGTTTGTCATTACCCTTACTTGGAACAAATGGTATGACCGGTATACCCATTCTTCTAAACTCTTGAGTCAAAGGTTCACCACTAGCTTTCTGTTCAATAATAATACTTTCGGGTTCCCAATACTTATGTGCATCTAAAGCGACTGCTTTTAATTCTGGAAAATCATACTTACCCCGTAAAGCATCAAGTAAAATTATATTGGGTCCCCCACCTTCTTCTGGAAAAAATACACCCCAAGTTGTTATGGCTGAATAGTCAGCTGTCTCTCTCTTACTGAACGCTGTATCATAACTTTGTATGACATGCATCAAATTCGGTATGGGTCCTTTCCAAGGTCGCCACCATTCTCGTTTTAAAATTGCACCTTCCTCACTGGTTGGATTCTGCATATACTGAGCAGACCAGTTTCGTATCGGTAATGATGCTTTGATCTTTTCTAATTCTTCTAAGTTCCAGTACTCAGGCCAGACTGGGTTCCCTGAACCGAGGATCGCTGGGAATGAAATTTGACGCCAAGAATCTGCTTTCGGTTCAGTTTGAGCCTTCAATAAACGACCGGTTAAATCATCTTCTGCCCATCTCGTCATTACTAATAAAATTGAACCTCCAGGTTGTAAACGCTGTCTTGGACCTGAAGCATACCATTCATAAGCACGTTCCATCGCCATGTCAGATAAAGAATCTTGTTCCGTGTGTGGATCATCAATAATCAGTAAGTCCGCACCACGACCCGTGATGGACGCCCCGACGCCAGCTGCGTAATATTCACCCCCTTGATTAGTCTCCCATCTACCTTTGGCTTTTGAATCTTCTCGCAATCTGACGTCACCAAAGATTTGTTTATACTCAGATGAACCAACAATGTTTCGAACCTTAGAACCAAATCGTACTGCAAGTTCTGTGTTATGTGATACTTGCATAATTTTCATTTTAGGAAACTTCCCTATCATCCATGCCGGAAAATAAATTGAAGCAAATTCTGATTTAGTGTGTCTAGGAGGCATATTTATTATGAGCCTCCCTTTTTTATCTGAAGCTACTTTAGTAAATTCATTTGCTATGATTTGATGATGACCCCAGTTATCCCTTAGTTTGGTTTTACGATATATAAAATCAGGCCACATCTCTTTTACAAAATATAAAAAATTATCTTGGCACAGTTTAATGTTTTTTATCAAGAGTCTCTCTACTTCGAGCCTCAATTTGTCTGTGGTCAAATTGTTAATTGACATACAAAACACTATAATCTAGGTCATAAGAAAATGCAAACATATGTATGTATTGATCTTGCCGTAGGCTGTCGTTGTCGCAAGAACCTATATCTTGTAGGTGGGAATACAAAAACATACTAGATCTTGTGTTTGGATAGGATTCAGAGTCTCTTTTCCGCGATCGCGCGCGCTCGGAAACGCTAGATGAAAAACAGGTAACCTGTTTGCGTAACCTAGTTTTTATGTGGGAATTGTATTGTTTTATTTAATAACGACCGATTTTAAGAGCCGTAGATAAGCATAAAATAATTTAATGAAGTCTAATACTTTATTAATTAGGTTGTTATTTGGGGAATTGTAGTAGACAAAAAAAAAGGGATTAGATATCTAATCCCTTTTCTTGATTATAATTAATACTTACCTCACTATATGGATACGAACTTGAGCAATAGCTTGTTCAACCTCAGACCATAATTCTTTAGCTTGATCAGTATGTTGGTATTTATTACAATGAACAACGATTATATCCTCTAATATCTTTGCAACGAGAGCATTGTTTAAATGATGAGTTGGATTGTCGTTGATATTAGTTTGAGTTCGTTGTTGATCAACCTCACTACTATCATTGATAGTAGTGAGATTAGTATTAATAATAGTATCTAATAAGTTTGGCATTATTTACCAACTTTCTTAATGTCATACTTTATTTCAACAGACTTAACTGCCTTTAAACAATCTGCATAAACATTAGGATACTTTTCTTTTAACTTCTTAGTGTCTATTCTACCAGAAATTAAAATAGGTTGTTTGTTTGCATCAAGAAGTTTAGTGCCATCACCCTTAACTGCATAACTACTTTCTCTAGTAATTTTAGAAATTGTAGTGCCTTTATATTTAGGTAATTTAGTAATCTCAATCATAGAAGTATTTAAATCATCAAATACTTCTAAAACCATAGACTTCATATTACTTAGTACTTTTTGTTTATCTAAAACTTCTTGTTTTAGTTCACCATACTTAACAATAAATTCTTCCTTGAACTTAGTTAAGTAAGTAGTTTTTAGTTTTAATTGTGTCATAATTACTACCTTTCTTGTTTAATTGTTAACACATATATATTAGACCATACTTTTATAGTATCACCAAACACTTTTTTATTTTTTTTAATTTTATTTTTTTGATATTTTTTTACTGGTAGAAGTTTTCGCCAGGCGCGCCCACCGCTGCTGGTTGATGAAAACCAGCAAACGGCAAACGGAACGGCAAACGGGATACGGGAAATATATTTATCTGATTAGCAAAAAGAAAATGAGAACTGCTAGGAATACACCTAGCAGTTCAAGAAAGGAACTCATCATTGTTGTAACTCGGCTCTAGTTATCCCTTCTTTCGTCGTATAGAAAGAACATCTATCACCCTCTTTTAAATTAGAAATGAATTGAGGTTGGTTGCTCAAATAACCTGTTCCATTTTTTTGGTCGCCAAACTCAATCTTAACCCACATTCTTTCAGTATTAATGTGTTTGTGTTCGTGGTCAACCTCAAACATACAGTAAACAAATTCTTTGAGTTGTTTCTCCATTTCTTTAATTTTAAAATATTGTTCTAAACCACAATCAGAACAAGTTAATGCTATATTTTCCTTTGGTTCTTTTAACATATAGAAAACCCTCCACTACAACGAGCAAATAATATAAACTCCTTCACGTTGTCGATATCAAACGGATAAGAGTCAGCCCAATTTTTTTGTTTTTGAAGCTCACGCCAATTTGTAAATTCTTCTTTTGGTAAATCTTTTGGAGCAACTCCGTTGTGAGCATCAACTATTGCTTTCATTTTACTTTCTATAATATCGTTATGTTCTTTGGCTTTCTGCATTTCTGCATCGTGTTCTTCTTTTAACTTAAGCAACTCGCCACTATCCAAGACTTCCTGCAATCTGTTTGCAATTTTAACTGCAATCTTATCCGAATATTTTTTGCCGTCATTATAATGTAAACTTTTTCTTTGCTCGTCAGTTAAAAAATCTTTACATTTATCTTCTATTAAATATGCTAATGGTCTCCACCACCAAACATTATTACCAAAGTAATGTCCAGGATTTTCTTCTTCAAAAACATTTTTTGCTTTCACATATTTGTCTTTGTCTTCATCAGTAGCAGTAGCCCAATCAATACTAGGTTGAACGCCTTTTAATTTTGGATTAAGTCCGTATAAATCGAAACCCATTTTTGTCTCCTATATTAAGGTTAATATACAAATTGTTAACTCCTCTATTATAGAACCAAAAAAATCATAGTCAAGAAAAAAATATTCACGCTCCAGAAACTTCCCCCGCTGCGCCTGGCAGACCGAATGAACGAGAAAAAAAGAAAGAGCAGCCTCCACAAACGGGAAACGGGAAAACGTTATAAAAATGAAAAAACTATACAGGCAATGACCACGGCTAAGAAAGCGCTCAGCCGTGGAAAAAATATTGCCATTATTATTATAGTAAGTATGAACGCCATCATGCGGTCCGCTGGTCCTCCTCGTAATCACGAACTAAAGCACGTTCTATCTCTGCCCAGTTGACAGCATCCAAGAACGCATACGCATAGTCACGACCGAATCGCTGGACAGGCATATGCTCTAGAGTCCTAAACTCTTCATCCAGTAACTCAGTGCAATACTCCTTTAAGTCTCGACGATCAAATTCTGGAGCTAAGTGCTCGACACTAGCAAAGTTGTCAATCATCTCAAGCTTCACGCGCCATGTTTCGTAGTTGGTCCATCCGTTGTAAGTGTTATCAGTCATGTTTTAACCTTTCCTCTTCTAAATGTTTAAGTTTGTCTACTAATTTCAAGAGAGTAAACATAGTTGCATTCGTGTTTGTAGGAGCGCAATCAAAACCATATTCAATTGCAGTTTGGTTAAGACCTTGCCACACATTTACACAATCATATTTTTTTTCATGGGCTTGATTTATTATTTTACTAACTTCACTCATAACCCAATCAATCTGTTTTTCGTCTTTTTTACTCATGCTTGCACCATCCTAGCTTTAATTATATCTGCCTGCCATTCTTCATGACACACATCACATATATTGCCTTTGAACAATGGCCAGCCCTCTTGTCCCAAGGTCCAGAATTGATCTTTGGCATTTTTTTCTATTGACTGCTTGCAGCAGCTGCATAAATTTTCGGACATAAAGTTTTTCCTATATTAAGGTTAATATACAAATTGTTAACAGCTTATATATATACCAGGGATCAAACGCTGTCAACAAGTTTTTTACAGCGTGAAGAAAATTAAGGAACTGGGTGCTTTTACAGGGAACAGAACCTTCCCCGCTGCGCGCAGGGCCAGCTCCAATGGAATGAAAAAGTCCTAGAAAACTGCGACTTCGTACGGGAAACGGGAAACCAAATTTACGCTGCAGCGCGCAGGGCCAGCTCCATCATGATCGATGGTAAAATGGTAGCGGGTTTAGTGTACGGGAAACGGGAAACGGGAAACGGGAGACCAGAATCACGGATCTCGAGAATTTTGAACTCTCTCTTCAAGGGGGAGTTATGCAAGATAAAAGCTTTGCCACCAGCTCGTTGTCTCTTGATGATCCAATTAATTTGATACTTTGATATACCATAATTCTTGTCATCATTTGATTTTAATTCAAACCAAAACTCATTACCACCTATACAAGCGTTAACATCAGGGATTCCGTTGATTGTACTGGATTCGATTCTTATTAAATGCCAATCTCGGTAAGGCTTTTGAATCGTGTTAATAAGTCTCCATATTTGGGACTCTCTCATCACTTACCTTCTGGTGTCACATCAATAATATTATCAGCGTCTTTAATTTTATTTTCTAACTCTTTTAAACGTTCTTCTAATTTATCTCTACTCATACCCTCTAAAGTAGTGTGCGCTATTTCTTTTTTGTCAACAAATTGTCCTGCCAATTGTCCGGCTCTAAACTCTGCATTTATAGCCCCAGTATATTGACCTTTAGTTTCTGCACCATTTCTTAATCTTTCAAATATTTTATATCTTCTAAGTTTATCTTTTTCATACTTCTCTTGTTCCTGTTGCAACCTAATCTCAAGATATCTACAAATATGAGGATTTATTTTTGGATTTGTAAGTTTGCTTGCAATGGCTGCAACACTTCCTTTATCTATCTTACTACCTTTTGTTTCATATCCAGCTTTCAAATACGCATCTGTTTTAGATATTGAACCCCAGTTATCTACAAGTATGTCAATAAACTTTCTTTGTTTATCAGTCAAATCATCAATAGTTCTTACTTCTCTTTTTCTTTGTGGCATACCTATTTTTACCATAATGTCTTTATATACAAAGTTTTTTTTAAAAAAAGTTTCTATTTTTTGTCCATAAGGATTTCTACTTTTTGGAATTAAAATACTAAATTTAGTAATATATATTGATATTTTTCCTAGTTTTTGGAAAAAATTCCTAGTTTTTTCCTAGTTTTTTTTCTAATATTTCCTTGTTTTCTGCTATTTTTCCTAGTTTCCTAGTTTTTTGTCTATGTTTTGAACTTTTTTAAAAAAAAGTTTGTAAGGAGTGACATTATAAAAAACTGGGAAAATAAAAAATAATAATTGTTGACATTTTTTGTAGTATGAATTATACAATAAACTTGTCACAAACCTCAAGTTAGCCAAATTGTTAACACCTATTTGCCTTTCCGCTAGCTTGAGGTATCATAAACAATGTTTTATTTAGAAGTTTTTTGCGCTGTAACTGCCGTTATATCAATTTATATTTATGGCAATCAATCTTGGTACGCACCGCTTTTTGGTTTTTTCTCTCAAATATTTTGGGTTGCTTGGTCAATATTGGGAGGTCATTTCCCTATGTTATTTTTATCTGCAGCTATGATATTGACACATATAAGGAATTGTAAAAAAATGAATACTATACAAGTGCTGAAACAAAAATTGTACTTATATAAGTAGTGGGTGTGTTCTTTACGACTTCTCGCAAATCATTTAAGTCTTTTCTTAATTTCTTTTTTTTAGGTGGAGATGACGTTAACATTTCTTTATAAATTTTGTCATAATCAAACCATTTTAATTGTCTAAGAGTAAAACGCATATGTAAATTTTTTAAAGCTTTAACATAACATTCTTCAATATCATCAGGATCTAATCTGCCCCATGCGCAAACTAAATCAAAATCTTTTGTTCTAGATACTATCCAATTATGAGCTTCTATTTTAATTAATGATGGTTTTCTGTCACTATGATCTATCATACAATCTTCAATTGCATTTATTACAACAGATCGCCATAGTTTCTCCTCTGACTCTAACTTATCAAACGATAAAATACTTCTTGCAAACCTCAAACCCATTTTTCGCATTAAAAGTGGTGATGGATTCATTAGTGCCCGTAAACCTGTATTAATTCTGTAAGAACTGTGTAATACTTTTCTGTAAATTGTGTTAGCTGAGGATCTGATGATTTAGAAAAAGAGAGATACTCATTAAGGATACCATCAATGAAATGCATACGATCAATAGGATCCATTGTCGAGGGATCTATGATTGTGTCATTATCACCACCAATCAACTCTTGCCAATCAATTTTTTTGTCCATTTTTTTATCGTATCCTTTTTCAATCATTTTTACCACCCTTAACAAGATTTAGTTTTACCACATTTTCTTTCTGATCTGTTGTTTCATAATATTGATTCAATAATTTTTGATACAAGGCGTTGGAATAGTTAAAGTCCATACCCATAGATGCACCATAAATGAAATCCATTACTTTTTTAAAATCTTTTTTTGTCAAATTTTTACTTAAAATTGACATAATTTCATCAGTTTTGTTTAAATCACTCACAAAGTCTCCTATTTAAGGTTACTCCTGGCCCTTGTTCCGTGATTCTTGGTACTTGATATTTCTACTTTTATACGTGGGTAACTGGCTATCGCAGTTTGGGCACACGAACCTAAGGTTCTCGAGCCTATGATCTAGTTTTACACCATTTTTATGGTCTAAAACAAGTGTTAATTTTTTTCCCTGCCAAAGACCGGTATTTCCGCAGTTAAAACATTGGTAAGGGACTTTACCTGATTTAATAACTCTTATTTTTAATCGGTGTCTATTTCTGTACTGCGAATCTTCTACAAATAATTCTTCTTCAGATATACTTGTAAAGGTATTAGCTGATTTATAGTAGCGCGGCACGATTTTTAATTTGTTGTAACTGCTTCATCGTATAACCATAATGACTTTGTAAACGCTCACTTGCGTAGTTGGGTCTTTGTATACATTTTAATAACAGTTCTTTTTCATTCATTAATGAACCTCTTTACTTAATTCATGGATTTTTTCTCTTTCTACTTTAAATACTTTTTCTTCATCTGATTTTGCATTTTTATTTATTATTAATTCGAGCATAGCAAAAATACTATCAAGTGCTGTTTGTTTTGAAGGAGCACATTCTATTAATCCCTCTAATGCAGCAAAGGCGCCCCCTTTTAATAGTGCTTCAGCGTTATATTTTTTTGACATATCAGCAAATTTTTTTCCAAACTCTAAATATATTTCGTGCATTTCTTCTGCTTTCATTTGTGTTTTTTTGTTTTTCATTTTTTTTTGCCTTTCTTTTTTATTAATATTAACACCAGTATTGAACTTCGTCATTATAGTCTATTCTGCAATCTCCAACTGCACCTTCACCTTGACACGCAGGACAAATATGTGTGTTTTCAGCTGACATAGGTTTATTATGATCAGTGCGAATATATCCGTTACCTTTACATTCTTCACATATTATATATTTTCGTTTAGTCATTTTTCCTCCTTATAAAACAAAAAATTATCCCAACCATTATTTTTATACTTTCTTACCCAATCAGTGGGTTTATTGCATTTTGCAGCACGAAATTTTCGTAATGGATATTCTTTCTCATAAACATCAATAAGTTCTACTACCGCATTTTTACAATCACTAATCAAATGATTAGGGTAATGTTTCATATATAGTTTGTCATTTAATTCGAACCACAGTGTCACGATAAACCAATCAAACATCAATGCCTAAACTTTCTTTGGCTTTCTCTCGTATGATAAATGTTTTTTCATCGTAACAACCCCAACCTTGAACATCTATGTCATTCTCTTGCTTAAACATCTCAACTTTTTCCCAAATTTTGTTTATATTACAGTTTTCAAGTTCACCATATACGACTTCCTCACCACCATATAGAAATAGTATTAAAATCCACTTCATTCTATTTCTCTAGCAAAGACATAAAGAGATTCTTCCCAATGCGGACATCTATGAACAGTTAAAGCTTTCATCTTCTTACCATTATACTCGAACTCACTATCCATTATAAGCTCAAGGTCTTGTGGTAAAGAAATATGTATACCTCTCTTATAATCCTCGTGAGCAATCGACGTGTCTAAATATCCAGTGCCATATCTCTTGTTATCTCTGTATGCAAGGAATGGCCACCATCTTAAATTTTTTTTCATTTTTCCTCCAATAAAAGTTCTTTATATTTTTCCTCCGGTAGTTTTTCTTTTTTAGCTTGAAAACTAATGTAATCGTAAATTAGTTTTTCAATAAATGCGCCTGGTGTTCTATATTTTTTTTTGCATAAACCTTTTAGTAATGCATAATTTTCAGATCGCACTGCTACAGATTTCCATTTATTTATGTCCATAATTTCTCCTTTCTAATCGTGACAAAAACATGTATCGGTTGCTTGATCAAACTCAAATAATTCAAGTTGATTTTCAGTGTTTTGTAGTAATTTAGCGTAGCTTGGTCTGTCCTTACGAAAGTATGCAGCACGATCATTTCCCGTGCCCATCTTTTTACTTTCTTGAGATATCCACCAATCAGCTAATTTTGGGTCTGATTTCATTATATTTTTTATTGTGTTTGCACCTTTTAAAAAACACAAATCACAATTACCTTGTGGTGTTTTACCACCAATATTTGGTAAACGTAAATCAAAATCATTATCTTTCCAGAAATCAAAAACATTTTGCACTGTAATTTTTGCATTATGTAAAGGTGCTTCTGTTTCCCATCTTTCTTTTTTATTACGATTGGACAGTCTAGCTACCCTATGTGGCTCATCATATCTAAGACCCACATAAGACATCCAATGTTCAAAACCTAAATGAAACATACAATATGCCCGCATAGTTTTAATTTTTAAATAAGACGTACAATATCTTGTAACAGGGTTAGGTAAAAATCTTTTACTGTCTATTAATTTTTCATAAGGTTCACCTTTTCTTGATGCTGTTTCATAATCAACAATTTTTAAATGGTTTTCTGATTGATCATCCCACTCCATCCACACAATAGGAACACTCCATTTTGTAGAGCACTCGTGCACAAAATCTAAAGTTTGTGGCATCTCTTTACCGGTGTTAGCAAAACAAACGGGTAAATCTTTTGGTAGCTTATCATCGAAAGCATCTAGTATTTTTCGCAACATAAAGCCAGACGTTCTGCCTCCGGAAAAGTTTATGACACCAGGAGTTTCTAACAAAAAAGGGTTAGTCATCTTGCCCACATTTAGCCAAGTTTTCTGATTTTATCATAGCTGCTGCTAAATCTGTGCCAAATACTTGATGTTCTACACCTGTGTCAGGACATTGATATACAATTTTTTTAAAATCTTTCACATGCTCAGCGACATCACCATCATCATAAGGATTGCCCCTAAAATCAGTGGCTTCAACTTGTCGTAGAGCCTTTTCTATTTGTTGTAAAAAACTTATTGTTCTTTTTGATTTAATAAATGTTTTCATATCCTAAATATATAGGATAATGTGGGGCAGGTCAAGAAATATTGACAAAATATCAAAAAATTATATTATGTTAGTAGGAGAAACGTAATGAATGCACTTATTGCAGAAAAGATGGCGTTAGAAAATCAATGGAATCATATGTATCTGACTAAAGGTGTATATTCTGTTGATATGAAGGATCTGGAAGGAAAAATTGATCTTATAAAAGAAAAAATTATCCAGAAAGACATAGCTAATGCTAAAATAAATTATTAGGAAGCTTCACCGAAGTCTTTTCCTATCGCTACGTCAACTACACTTGGAACTTTTAGTTTCACGCAACCCTCCATCACTCTCTTTATTTTATTTACATCCTCATCATTAATCAAATTAAAACACAATTCATCGTGTATTTGCAAAATGGGAGTAAAACCATTTTTATGACATTCAACCACTGCTTGTTTAGTTTGGTCAGCAGCTGAACCTTGTATTAATCTGTTTAACGCCTTATATGTAAAAGCTCTTTTAATATTGCTAGATCCATATTTAGCTGAAGCATTCTCAAACCGCTCGGGTGTATGAACACCAAAATCTTTCGGTTCCCACATTTCAAAACGACATTTACGACCTAACTTAGTCCTAATTACACCTTCTGAATTTGCTTTTTGCATACATCTATCAGATAACATTTTAACAAAAGGAGCTCTTTTATTATATTTGTTTATTAATTCTTTAGCCTCATCGAAAGATACACCTAACATATTTGCCAGTTTGTTTTTGCCCATACCATACATAAGACCAAGTCCAATTGTTTTAGCTTGTTTACGATCTATGCCAACAAGATCAGCGACAGTTTGATGAAAGTCTGCGTCAGCGTTAGTGTACGCTTCAACTAACTCTTGACTGCCTTCGTAACCCTCACCAATACTTGCAGCATAGTGTACAACTAAGCGAGGCTCTTGTTGAGAATAATCAAAAGAACCCCACTTATGGCCTTCCTCAGGGAGAAAAAGGCCTCTGATTAAAGGACCGAAATCCTTATTCCTTGCAGGCAGCTGTTGTAAATTAGGATTAGACATACTTAGTCTTCCTGATACAGTGCCACCTGAATCTGAACGCAGTTGGTTTATTTCTCCGTGAATACGACCTTTGTGTTCGTATTTCATAATTGAATTTAAAAATGTATTGTGAAATTTATTTATCTCACGAGCCTCTACAATTAGTTTAGATATTTCTTGTTTTGAATTCATCAGCCAATTCTGTGTAAAGCTAGGCTCACCTGTTTTTGGTGTTTTTGGATAGTCTATACCTAACTTATCAAATGCAAATCCTATTTGTCTGGCTGCCCAAATGTCTACATCTTTGCCAACTAGTTTTTTTATATTACTTAATAGTGCTTTTTCTTTTTTACTAAAATCTACCTGTAATTGTTCAGCTTTCTCAACGTTTACTCTTATACCTTGCTTACGCATTCGAATTAATATAGGTAACAAATTTTTTTCTAACTCCCAAATAGTTTCAAGATTCTGTTGTCTTATCTCATGTTTAAATCGTTGCCACAGAAGGTACGTGAGCCGTGCATCTTGTTCCGCATAATATCCTACATGTTCAGCGGGCAGCTTCCACATTTCCATCTTAGGGTCAACACCATGCGCCTTAGCCGCTTCAATCAAGTCAGTTTCAGCTTTTAATTCTCCAATGTAATCTTTGGCTAGCGCATTCAATTTATAAGTATATCTATTCTCGTCTATTAGGGCGCCAGCTACCATAGTATCTATTATCTCACCCTTGACATCGATACCATATGCTTGTAACCAACCTACATCATATTGAGCATTATGAAAAATTTTGGTGCAAGGTAGACTACATACATCATGCATATACCGCATAACTTGTTCTTTAATTAAGTTACCACCACCAAAATGACCAAAAGGGTAATATCCTTGCCAACCCTCAGTTGCTACAGCAAAACCTATTATCTCACCAGCACCTGTAGCCCAACCTGCTCCAATACCTTTTGTTATACCATCATCTCTAGTTTCTAAATCTATGGCAATTTCTTTTGCATCAGATAAATCTCTGTAATCACTAGGAGCTGACCATATGTGTTTTTTAAAATTAAATGTTAGTTGTAAACTAGTCATAGTCTCTTTCAATGATCATTTCTAAATAATGAATTGCTTTTTGTATATCTTCTTTGCCGTTTTTATTTCTATGCCTACAAACATACTTTATTACGTTGCCTTCTGCAAATAGTAACTTGTTTTCATTGATAAATTTTGAAGGTTGTATTTTAAAACTTTTATAATGCTTACCACCTTTTTCCCATATACTCATTTTTTCTCCTGCAAATACACAAAATAATCTGAACCAATAGGATAGTTATATTTATAGTCTGTGGATAAAATATGTAAAGTGTTTTTTGCTCTTGTAACCCCTGTATAATATACCCTTTTTTCGTCTGATTTTTCAGATATATTCTTATTTCTAAATGCAGAAGGCCAATTAGTTTTTGAATATATTAACACATTATCAGCTTCACCACCTTTTACAGAATGTATTGTATCTATTATTATTTGAGGTTCTGCGTTAAGTTGCCTAGCTCCGTATCTTTTTAACAACCTAATAAAATAAGTTATTTGCTCAGGTTTAAAATTACGTTGTAATATTTCCCACCAAGGTTTATCTTTTGATTCATCTGGTAAATCTAAACCACACCAATCTTTTAAACCTTTGAAATCATACTCTTGATAATCAGGTAAATTATGCCAAAACTTATCTCTTCTAAAACTTAAGTCTTGCAGCTCCCTAATATACTTATACATAAGCTCAGCTTCTTTCTTGTTTATCTTTTTATTTTTAGAAATTTTTGTCCAGGCTTTAATAGCCGCCCACTGTTTGATGTCAAATGATCTGTTGCCCCTATTATCACCATAGTATAAGCCTGCATCTTTAGCACACATTCTAAGTTCGTTAACAGTTGTGTTTACTCTACCAAGTATGTACCAAGTGCCAGGCAATTTACCTATTGGAACTTCATTGAAATTTAGATATCTTTTTACAGCTCCATCTTTTTGCAAAGCTTCATAATCCTTCTCAACACTATCTAATATACCACGTCTTATTATTTGTGAGAAATGATGTATGGCTTCACCAAACCTTCTAGTCTTTCTTAATATGACTTTGCGTCCTGGAAAATAAGTGGTGAAATATTTAGGGTCAGCTCCATTCCATTTATAAATACCCTGATCATCATCACCAGCTAAATAAATTCTTTTTACTTTTGAACACATTTTATATATTACTGACCACTGTAAAGGTGTAAAGTCTTGAGCTTCATCTAAAATTAATATCTCTAGTGGAGGAAAGTCAACTTCATCAATTGATCTTTCAATCATATCTGTAAAATCTATAAAGCTGTCTTTTTTGTAATTTTCATACGTGTTAATTTTTCTTAAAAATATATCAAGACTATCTCTTTTATAAGATTCTTTCTTATAAATTAAACGTGGATCCGTCATCATATTTCTTGCTTTGTCATAGATACCAAGAGACCAATCTTTATATGTAAAATTATCATCTGATAAACGACCATCTGAAGATTTTATTATTTTAGCTTGTAGTGCATAATCAAGCATACAATTCTTTGGATCAAAAACCTCTTCCTCAAAATAACGCCTACAATATTTATGTAGTGTTTTAAATCTTTGAAAGTCATCTTCTGTATATTCTGTAAAAGTTGCTAAAGCCCTATCCCGTGCTGTATTTACGGCTTTGTTTGTAAAAGATATGAAGGCTATGTCTTTAGGATGAACCCCCTTGGCAAGATGTTTTTTTAAAACACGTTCAATAAGAGTATAAGTTTTACCTGTACCAGGTGGTCCGAATATTTTAATTGTCTTTTTGTGTATCAGCTTGTGCTTGTGCAGGTCTGAATTTGTCGTGATAGCTATCATCCATTTCACTTTCTGTTTCTTTTGTTTTTGGTTTCAAAGCCTGGTGGTTTACAAACTCTGGCATCTCTACATTCCATACATTTTTCTCGCCTTCGTGGTAATCTTTTCTTTTACAACCAAGCAATCTAAGAGCATCAGCTGTCGTGTTAAATACTTTTGTAGCATTCTTTTTTATAAATTTATCTAATGTTAGTCTTTTAAAATAGCACACATTTGACTTACTATCTAATACCACATAGCCATCTTTAAGTTTGTCAAACTTGTCTTGTTCTATATGTGATTCAAAGAAATCCTTTAGTAAAGAATAGCGTTCTTCTTCAAGTGTGTCTGCGTAGACATGTTCTTGACTTTCTTCAGCTTGATCTACGATGCCTTTCATTAAAAGTTCAAAAGGACTAGGACCTTTTCTAGGTTTGGGTAAAGTTAGCCAATAAACCCTATGTCTTAGTAGCTTAACCCTAAAAGATTTTTCGTCTTTCATATCCTCCGGTGTTACAGATATATGTTGACCTTTGTAATCAAACTCATACCAAATGCTTTTTGTATCTTGTATATATTTTATATTTTCAAACTGATCAATAATTTCTGGTACTGCTTCACCGATTCCTAAACTTCTTGTTTTACATAAATCTTTATTGCAAATGGGCTGATATTCAGGATGTTTTGGTGGACATTGAAACTGGTAACCACCTTTTGACACAGACTTTGCTAGCGCTATTACTTCAGACGTGGGTAAAGGCTTTGCAAATATTTGTGTATTTCGAGCAATAGCTATTTGTTCAAGCTGTTGTACTGATAAAGATGAATCTTTTTTGGATTCCAATACTAAAACATTAAACAAAAAATTATTGCGGTTAGACCCACTCCAACCCTCTTGTATTAGTTTTTGCACACAGGGTGGATAGCTGCTCCATTGTGACTCAGCTTCATATTCCCTGACCTTCAAACCATAAAAGTCCTGCGGAGCTAACATTTTTTCCATAGCCAGTTCAATAAATCTACCAACCATAACTGGTGTATTATTATCGTCAAAAGCAAATTCCATTGATGCATTTACATTATGATAAGGCATATTTACTGCTTTATTACACGGAAATATTTCTTGAGCCAAAAAATATTGTTGATTTATTTCACCAAGTTTTTTTACTACCTTATCAACTTCAGCGAAATCACTAAAAAATACAAATATGTGTAGTCCACCAGACTTTGATTTTACTGGCACGAAAGGTAATTTATATTTTTTAATAATTTCTACATACTTTTTTTCTGAATAATCTTTATAATTATTTGGATCTACATCAATACAACCCCACTTACATTGACCATCAATCTCAGGTTTTAATCCAACTCTGAGCTTGCCTTCAAGGTGTTGTTTCCATATGGCGCTGGTCACTGGTTCGTGTATCGTGATATATTCAGCAGACTTCTTGCCCCTCTCATCGTCCTCTCCCGTAAGAGAGGACTTGAGATAACGAGTGTTGTCACCTTTAAAAAGTGAAAATAGTTTTTCTTCCATTAGAAGGGTACGTCTCCACTTTCTTTAGGCTTTGTTTCGTTCATAGCATTTTCTTGACCGAAATCAACTTTACCAAAGATTTCAGATGACTTAGCGCCTTCGTAAAAATCTTTTGTAACTTGTAAAGTTTTTTCATAGTCAGCTATAATTTTATCAAACTCACATACCCAACCATACCAAGAGTTTTGTGAATTAGACTCTTTTGTCGTAGTTAGTTTGTAAGCTGTTGCCCAAGAAGGTGGACAGAAAAAACCATTTTTACCTTTCATTCTTCTTGATTGAATCATAGAATTCCATAGTTTAGATTTTTTCTTTTGCGTAGATTTCATAGTAATTAAAGCACTTTCAACAGGCTCATAATCTTTGTTCAATATATAAACAAAATGATTACCTGTGTCTTCGATGTAATTACCATTTTCTAATCTATCTTTGCCATCATCACCTCGTGACGTTTGTCTTAAAATAGATGGATCAGTATGTATGGCAATAGGACGTCCCGGAGAATCACCCCTATCTTTCCACTCATTGAAAGTATTTATATATAAACACGGAACAACAATTACTCCATCTTTACCTTTATATAAGGACCCTGTGATTTCATTATAGATATCACCTTGTCTTGCTTTTTCGTTAAATTTACCATCACTTTCATCAAGCACTGGTGAGTTAGAATAAAGAATTTTAAGAATAGGAAGCTTAGTATCACGAGCTGTGATATTTTCAGCACCTTGTCCTGCAAATTCTTCAAGAGCAGATACAGATTGTACTGCGTTTTCTTTTTTCGTTGCGACTTGGTTCATAATTATTTTTCTCCTTTTATATTAGTCTTGTTAGCAACATATACTCCAAAAAGATCCATAGGAATATTATGACCATTCTGTATTTGCTCTTTAACAAATGCTTTTAGTGTCATAGGTTCTACTTTTTCCTTTTGAACTACATTATGTCCTGCTTCTTTAAGATCGTGAAAGACACTCCGAGCGGCATTGTCCTCAGACTTTCCAAAAGTAACAGTTACATTATTTTTAATAATATCCCCATATCCGTTATCACGAAGCCAAGTATAAGCTTCACCTTGTTTAGATACAGGAATTTTTGCAGCATATTGTGGCTTTACCTCAACAGATGATCCATCTGCTAATTTAAGCATTGATACGCCAGCTTGTTGCATTAAGTTAGGGATTTCTTGTTCAGAAAGCAAACGTGCTTCGTTTTGAAGGGTTTTTAAATGTTCTTCACACTTTGACATTTGTTCCTGAAGTCCCAATAACTTATTGCAAGATTGTGCGATGTCTTTAGTGACATCTGTGTCTACCTTGATTCGGGTAGATTCTGCTTCTAAGTCCATAAGAACTCCTTTCCAATATATGTTTAAAATTTATCAATTGACTTGTCAACAAATATTTAATATAAACTTATAAATATATGGGATACGACTATAAAACCAAACCTTTTGAACATCAAAGACAAGCTTTAATTGAAGGTGCAGATAAATTTAATTATGCATATTTTATGGAAATGGGCACGGGTAAAACAAAAGTTTCGATTGATAACGCTGCCTATTTGTATCAACAAGAAAAAATTAACGTCGTTTTGGTAGTGGCTCCAAACTCGGTTTATCGTAATTGGAAGGACGAAATAGACACTCATTGTCCTGTCGACACAGAAATTCGCATCCATAAATTAGACAAAAAATTTGCAAGGCTATCACAAAAATTAACATTCTTTTTAATAAATATAGAAGCATTTTCTCGTAAATCTGGTGAAAAAATTGTTACAGATATTATAAATGAATACGCAGATACTGCAATGGTCATCGTCGATGAAGCTACCACTATTAAGAACAGACAAGCAAAAAGAACAAAAACAATTACTAAATTATGTAAATCTATAAGATATAAGAGAATATTAACAGGTTCACCTGTGACAAAATCACCACTCGATTTATTTAGTCAATGTGGTTTTCTTAACCCAGACCTGTTAGGTATTACAAATTATTATGCATTTAGATCACGTTATTGTGTGATGAAAACTATTGGTCTAGGGTCAACAGGCAGACAATTTAGCTTGCCTTTATATTTTACCAACCTTGATGAATTAGAAAAAAAACTTAAAACTTTCTCATATCGTGTAAAAAAACAAGATTGTCTTGATTTACCAGACAAAGTATATGAAAAAAGATATGTTGATATGACAGGTGATCAATTAAAAGTTTATACACAACTTAAAATGTTTGCCCGTGCTGTGCTTGAAGATAAAGAAGCCAGCTATACAAATAAATTAACAGAAATAATTAAATTGCATCAAGTCTGTTGTGGTTATATGGTTACAGATGAAGGTGTAAAACAAAGTTTGGAAGATCCAAAACTTGATGAGTTGTTAAGAATTCTTGAGGAGATTGATGGTAAAGTAATTATTTGGGCAAATTATGTTCATAATATAGAGACTATTATTAAAACGTTACAGGACAAATTTGGAACAATGTCAGTTGTATCCATTTATGGTAGTGTGCCTGTTGAAGCTAGGACTTCAGCTGTAAAAAACTTTCAGGGAAATAAACACGTTCGTTTCTTTGTAGGAAATCCAACAACAGGTGGTTATGGTCTTAACCTTACAAAAGCTAGCACAGTAATTTATTATAGCAATAATTATGATCTAGAAGTAAGACAACAGTCAGAAGATAGGGCCCATAGAATAGGTCAAAACAATAAAGTAACGTATATAGATATTTTAGCTAGGTCGACCATTGACGAGTTTATTATTAAAGCATTAAACAAAAAATTTAAGATTAGCGCTCAAACGTTAGGTGAAGAAGTATTAGAATATTTGTAAAACTTTTCTACCCTGTCCATCCACTTATCTTCATACTCAGATAACATATTTGTATTCATCTTAAATTGTTGATATTGCAGGTCTTTTGTGCATATACAAATTAAACCTTGTTCAATAGGACCAAAATTTAATTTATGAGCTAAAGAATATGCAGCTATCTGATAATAATAGTCCTCAATCCATTCTTCTCTTTTTGGTTTGTTAGCTTGCTTAAAATCCACTATCGTAGATTTATCATCATATACACCAACCACATCAGTCATTCCTGCCCATCTATCTTTGTAAAATAAACTCACTTCGGTACCATATACCTGACTAAATCGGTCAAGATTAGAAACTATTGTATGTGCCATCATACGAGGTAAAACACCATCTTTAGAAAGGTTGATATATCCTATTCCATTTAAATATTGTTCTAATACATAATGCATTTCTGTGCCTCTTTTAGATGCTTGGGCCGTGATCCGTGCAGCTTCTTGATATCCTACACGTTCTCTCCATGCATCAAGCGATCTTCTTTTTTCTTCGCTTTGTGTTTTGTTTAAAATAGTTGTGACAGATGGTATTTTAAACTCACCAACATTGTAAGTTCTACCTGACTCTTCATCATTTCTTGAATATTCTTTATAACTGTACTTTTTATTTATAGTAAAGCCAGATACTTCGAATTGTTTATTCTTTTTCGTTATCTGCATATAGATTATTAAAGGTAGTTTCCCAATCCATATAGCTATCATGTCCTTCAGCACTGTGTGTCCATTGACTCGGTATAAAATCAGGAGCTCCCTTCCCTGTAACCCACATAGCTGGTGATGTAACTCTGACTCTATTATTAGGTAAAGCCACAATGCAGCCTTTCCAGGGGCCACTTGTTAATTCAATAACGTGTGATTGTTTATGTTGAGCAGGGTCATCAGCTATTTCTGATCCAGTATAATCAACAGTAAAATAATACTTGCCAGTATAAAATTCTCCATCTATTTTACATTGCCATGGACTGCTTGAAGTTCTATCAAATTTTATCACCTCGAAGTTACGCGCTGAACAATCCCATGGTTGTGCCAGATGAGTTTGAAGGGGAGGAGGAAATATATCCAAAGGTTCATCTGCCACAAGAGCCGTTATAGGCATTCGTGCCCACATTGCTCCACCATGCGGATTTTCAAGTCTATTCTCTTCGTCTTCGCAACCTGTAAAAATGACCTGAAAGCTTAAGCACCTATCAGGGATACTGGTAACAGCACAAGCAAGTGCATGAATGTACTCGCCCTGATATTTTCTGTGATTGTGTGTGAATTCTTTTCTTACCCATACTTTAAAATAGGGTATGTTCTTAATAAGATATGCCATACCCTATAATAAATATAAAATAATACTAAGCAAGAATTTATTTTATTTTTGTGACCTTGAAACCTTTTTTCTTTAAAGCCGATTTCATAGCAGCTACACCCATACTAGCTTTAACCATTTTAGCTCCGCCTTTAGCGTAACCTTTGGACTTCATCATTTTTCCGCCCATAGCTTTCATCATTTTACCTGATTTAGCTTTCATCATTTTAGCTCCACCCTTAGCGTAACCTTTAGACTTCATCATTTTTCCGCCCATAGCTTTCATCATTTTGGCTCCACCTTTGGCATAGCCTTTTGATTTCATTTTTTTTTGCATTATTATCTCCTTATAAGGTTTATTAGTTAACTAGATGTATTTTAATGGTTTTTAGCTAGGTAGTAAAGGTCATCTTACATAAAATCTTTGCGTGTACGGCGCTTAAAATCGGTCGTTTTTTGCCGGTTTACAACTATTTTGTCAACATAAAGTAATTTATACTAAATATAACTATGATAGCAATAACACCTAAAGCAAGACCAGCATATGTTAAAAACTGTAATAATTCAGCTCGTTCTCTTTGTTTTTTTGCTTTAGCTATCTGTCTTTCTTTTCTAACTTTTGCTCGAATGGCTACGAACTCATTCCACATATTAATATTTCCGTAAAGCATAAACACTTCTCTTAATTGCTCTTCCATTTGATGAACTTTTTGAATTTTAAAAAATGTGTCTAAAGCTTCTTCGTTTGAAGATGTAAACCAACTGGCTTTTTGTTTTTTATGTTCCTCTTCAACATTTGTCATTTGATTAACAAATTTTATTATCTGTCCTGAAACGTCAGTCAATTGTTTACCAACCTCAACACTAGATTTTATTGCGCTAAAGGCTGCTGTTGCTATCGTTATTGGATCCATGCTACAAGCCCTATTATTGTTATGATTATTGTGAGCATACCACTCATTAACCAAAATAACAACTTGTCTACTTTTTCACCAAGTTTATCAATGTCTTCGTGAATGTGGGCTAGATGATTCTCTTTTATTGTTTTTACATCTCTTTTAACACCCTCAATGTGTCCATACAAAGATATAATATGTTCTTTAGTCGTTCTTGGCTCAGGCATTGTTTTGTTTCCTCTGACTTAACATTTGTAAAGTAGGATCATTAGGAAATAGAGATGCAAACAATCCTTGTCTTTGCATACCTGTTGCAGCTGGCTGCTGAGGCGTGGTCATTTCTTCTTGTCTTGGTGCACTAGGAGCACTTTGTGCAAGTTGCATAGCTTGAGGATTTCTGATCATCGCATCTAAGCTTACATTTCTTACGGCACTTTCATTATCAGCATCACGCACTGCATCTGTGAATGCTCTTGCTTTAATACCACCAGCAAGTATTTCATCATACTTTGCTCTATCTTCTAAAGATGAATTCTGATAAAGGTGCACATCAGGAAACATTTTTTTAATTTGATTAGGTGGTAGATCAGACATTTTCATAGCTGTGTTAGGGACCATAGTTCTTACTTTGTTTGAAAGATAATCTCTTATTTGTTCTGCTGTCATAGTATCAGGGTCTATAGGAACTTCATCTTCTGAACTTTTAAAATAATTTAATAAAATTCCTAATGATCTTCTTTTTGATGGTGATAAATATTTACCGAGCGGTTGAAGAGGATCAATAAAAGGAGCATCTTTAAAAGAACCTTTACCAAGTCGAGCTAATCTTTCATCAGGTGTGTAAACATCTAGTAAAGCTTTCATATATTTAGGGTTTGATACCAAACCACCAACACCTCTTAATAATAAAGGAGTCAAGATTAGACCCATAAAACCAACTCCTAGACCACCTGTAAAAGCACCTATGGTACCAGCTGTTAAGGATAAACCTGTCAAGCCAATTCTTCGAGTAAGGAATCGGCTACTCTCACCAATAGACTGGGAATTAAATCTTTCTACAACATCTAAAAAGTCTTCTAAATCTTTTAATTGTTTTGCACCCTTTTCACCAGTGCCAAACAATATTTGTAGTTTTTCTCTACCTGCTTGATTTACACTGCCGTCAGCATTATTTAAACCTAAATTTTTTCTTAAAACATCCATACCTTGAAATTCACCTAAACCTTCTGGTGTTAAGTTTACTTCTATTTGTTCTTTGGTAATTCTTTCTACATTATTAGCCATAGTCTTTTCAGCTTGAATTTCTTTAAGTTTTGCAATATCAGCCACTCCTGCAGCATCTAATACTTCGTCAGCAAACACACCTCGTGCCATACCTTTTTCTTGTAGATCTTTAAATAATTCCAAGTTTCTAGCTAGAGTTTCATCAGGTTGTTTTGCAAAAGATTTAAAAAATGCATCATAAATAAATCGTGAAGTAAGTTTGTTCATAAAGTTTTCACCGACTTTAATTTGCTTATCTACAACTTTACCATCTGGTAGAGTTTCTTTTACTGTACGAGTAAAACCTTTATCAGTCGCTCCCACTAAAAACCTAAGTTCATTCAACGCTTCAGGTGATCCATCTCTTAAAATACCTGTAATCACAGAGTCAAACATTTTACTAGGCACTTGTTTTGCCTCTCCCATAACACCTAGTTCAGATTTGGCTGAAAAAAGATAGTCACCAAATTTTTTTAATTCTTTAGCTGTCATACTTTCAAAAGGTGATGTAATTGCAGAATACATATGAAATTTGTTTATTAATTCATTTCCAAAAACTTCAAGATTTTTAGCTGAATCTTCCATAAATTTATTTTTTTCAGCAGCGTTCGCAAATTGTTTTCCAGCAAAATCTGGACTTTTTTGTAATATTTGTTGTTGAACAGCTGGCTGTCCTACAGATCCAAGATCTTGTTCCAGACCTCTTCTTAGTCCTGTGGCTGCTTGTAGTATTGATCTGTTGTTAGGTGACATTTTCACAGACTTATTTATATCTTTTCTAAGTTGTAAATATTCTTTTGGTGTAAGAAAAAATTTATCATCAAATATACCTTGATCTGCAAATTTTAAGAACAAAGCATTGACAGGGTCGTTTTTAGCTAACATTTTAAAAAGTCTTTTATCTTCGTCTAAACCTAATTTACCAATTTCAAAATCTTTTAGATCGCCCATATATTCTTGAGCCATTTCTCTTAATTTGGTAGTTGGTATCATTCTTGGATTACCCATAGCATCGGCTTCATTTTTCAGTTGTTTGAAACCCTCATCAATCAAATTCATGTATTGTATGTAATTGTTATCTATTACATCTAAAGCCTCATACCCTAAGATGCGAGCCGTGGTCACAGGTGCAAAGTTTTCTGCAAACTCAAACATAGCTTCACCTACTTTTTTTTCTTGTGGTGCTCTTTGTCTTTTACCAACCACTGCAACACCTGGCATAATACCAAGAGTTTCAAAATACGTTTTAATAAAGTTACCGAAGATACCACCCTCTTTTGCAGCTTGACCTAAATTTAAATTAATACCATATTTTTTTGCTAACTCACCAACTTCTTTTGATTCTGGTGTACCTGTTGATGTAAGTTTCTTTGCAAAAGCTTTAGCTGTAATACCTGCCCCTTCAGCAAAAGCGTTCATACCACCTGCCCACAATAAAGAGTTTTTAGCTGCCTCCATTGCATTTGCTAATGTTCTTTGTACTGGAGATAATTTATCTTTTTCATTCTCAGCTACATCAGCTAGATCATATTGAACACCAACTGCAAAATCTTTTTGTAAATTATTTACTGTGTCAAAAGCAGTAGAACCCGCAGCTGCTCCTAAAGCTCCACCAGTAATAGATTTTAATTCTGTTTTTGTAGCTTGTGTTGCACCATATTTTAAGAAATCATCAGTTTTTCTAACTGCATTTCCCAGTGTACCTACAGTTCTAGCAAACATTCTACCTAACATTCCAAAACGTTTCACCATAGGTATCTTTTCAAGTTTAGATGCTAAATCAGCAGTTTTTTGAACAAAACCTTTTCTATAATTTACACCAAATTGTCTACTTGTTTCTGGATTAAAGGCATCAATAAGCTTTTGTCTATCCATAATATAAGGTATGAAAGAGCCAGCTACATCTCCAAAAGTTTCAAAGCTAGCTTTTTCTGTCATTACTGTGCCAACACCAGGTATTGTAACACCAGGAACTGTTTCTTCTTCTTGCTGTATACCTTTAGCAATATCTTTTTGTGCAGACTGTCTTACGCCTTGGTATTGACCAACTCCAGAAAAGTTTTGTAACACTCCGCCTTTGAAAGCTTGATCTATAGCTTGCAATTCTTCTTCACCATACTGTGAAGGGTCAAACTCAAAGTTGTCGAAAGACTTTTGTAATTCTGCTATGTTCATGATGTAATTAAACCTTTACGTTTTAAATTTTCAATTATATCAGCTTCAGAAGGTATATTTTCTTGTTTTATACCTTGCTCATCTAAAGTTTTTATCACCCACTCATTATCTGGAAAAGCTCTCATAATCACATTTGGATCACCACCATACTGTAAATATTCTTCAAATTTTTGTGCCATAACTGTCTCCATATCTCGTGAAAACTTTTTGTAGTTTTCTTTTATGAGTGGTCTTGCTTTAAATAAAGGAAATATCTCTGTTCTTTTTTCGGCAGAAGCAATATCTGACAATGCTAATCTATCCCCTGCTTTGTTTGCATGCGCAATAACGTATTTCATCCTCTGTTCCATTACCATTAATGAAGATAAGGCTTCAATTTGAGTTCTATCTGTTCTGTCTAATTTAAATGTTGAGGTCCTTGATTTGACAGCTTTCTCCGCAGCTTTAATATCGGCATCGTACTTTGCTAATATTTCTTCAACTTTTTCTTGGGGCACAGCTTCGCCAGAGTCTGTTACCCCTGCAAGTCTAGCTAATTCATTTTTAAAATCTGAATCGGACATATTGGAATTTACAAAAGCATTCAAATTATTTCCACCTAGTTTACTTGCTAAACCACCACCGACTACTGGAACTTGTGATAAGACGTCTAAAAAGTTTGTTTGAAGAATTTTAATAGCACCTGAAAGTCCAATAATATTATCGCCAAATTGATCAGTAATATCACCAAACTGTTTTGAGAAACGCATGGCTTCGTTTGCCATTTTCATAGAATTAAAAGTTTTTGCAATCAGAGTATCATTGTATTTTACTTTTCTGTATTGATCTAAATCTGCAGGCACACCATTAGCATCTGTAAAAGGCTGTAATTGTCTATCAATAATTTGACCTTTCTCATTATAAACTGGACCATACTTCATCGGTACTTTTTGAGGATTTTGATAAACAGTTATACTTCTACGTCCACCAAAAACAGTTTTATCTTCTAACAAGTAAGTTTCAGGGTTATCAACTTTCATATTTTCTCTCATTGCTTTTGCTTTCGCTGCTGCAGCTTTTTGTCTTAATTCTGCTTCTAGCTTAGCCATTTGAAATGCTCTGTCGGCTGCATCTCTATTTGTTGTGAAAGCCCTTTGTTCTAATTGTTGAGCAAGACCTAGTTGAGCTGCAAATATTTCTTTGTCATTTTGTGCTGTTGTAGCATCAAATGATTTTTCGTAATCTAAATAACGTTCAGCCATATATTTATTTTGAGCTTTTTCATTTTGATCAATCGCTAATATATCATCAGCTAAAGCAGAAGAGGACCTACCTAACACATCAAAAAAACCTGCCATACCTGTTTGTGCTGTTTTTGCACTCATCATTCTCATAGCCCATTTGAATATAGCTATATCTCTATAATTGTTAGTTCCGTCATCACCAGTCATTTGTTGATACGTTTTTTTGTATTCATCAAAAGATTGTTTTTGTCTATCATTTAATTTTTTTTCATATTCATTAATTAATTTTTGAGATTTTAACATATTGCCAGCTTCTATCTCTTGAGCGGAAGCGATCTCCATTAATGAAGTCTCATTTTCAGAATAATTAGCATTACCTGCAAGACTATTGTCGCCATCGGGATTTACATTGTTTTTAATTAAACCTGTTTCATTTGCACTAGCAAAGTTAGTATCAAGTGTTACTTGAGCTTCTTTCACATCAGCTCCCTCTTCTCCAGACATAACTTTTTCATACATTTCAGGTTCAGTTTCTTTTAAAACATTTTTCATAGAAGTTACATCTTTTCTTTCATCAGCTAATTCACCTTCTGCCTGACCATAGACTCTTGCTAAATTTTCAGAGTTTACTAATAGTTGTTTTTGATCGGGTGGCGTGCTTTCAAGATTTTGTTCAGTTGCATCTTTAGTTGAGTCATCAATTATTTGTTCTTCGTCTTCTGGAGTTGGTGGAGATAAACCTAATTCTGATGCTGTTTTTGGTTTACTTGGGTCAAACATTTCCTGACCTTCAGCATTCTCTGGTAACATCATATAACCAGCAGCTATTGGAATTTCTGACACTAAAGGATTTTTCTTAACAAATTTAGGAGTTATTTCACCTGCTAGTTTTGTTATGCCCGTTTTTCCTGTTCCTGTAAACGCTTTACTGGTCAAATATGCCCCTGGTCGCAAAAAAGGAATTGCTGCAGCTGTATCTAAACCACTACGAAGAGCCTCAATACCTCTAGCTTTTGCTCCTTCGACATCACCCTCCATAAAATCACTAGCAGCCATAGTTGTATCATAAACAGTTTTACCACCACTAACACCAGCAAGAGGCAAAGATAAAACAGAAAAAGTTTTCCCTGCAGCTTGTCCAAATGGTGACTTTTCAATTGCTTTACCCGCTCGTTTGGCAAGTTTTGCAGCTGGAGACTGACCTATTCTACCTGCAAGTTCAGCACCTCTTTGCATAACTGGTTGTGCTGCTTGTCTTAGACCCATAGCATACGGAGATAAATAAGGTGCAACTCTAGCACCTAGTTGCATGAGAGGATTTATGAGCATACCAGCCATATGTCCTGGCACCTGTTTCGTGGCTATTTGATATTTGTGCCTGAACAATTTTCTTTTTAAAGTTTTGCTCATTATTTACTTCCTGATATACCTGTGCCACCAAGAAGATCAAAAGCTTTATAAGCTCCCACTCCTGCTCCAACAGCTTGAGCAAATGGATTCACACCAGGACCTGTACCAGCTGT